GCAATCGTTCGGGCGTTTGCTTTCGATTTGCTCCGAGAATCAAACCGAAATGGTCTTGCACGCAGCCGAGGTTGAATCGACGTTGCAACTCTCCACCGACCAAGAAGCCGAAGCCGGCGATCTGGCCGCGCTCCAAGAGATTGCCGATCGAGAAGGCTGGGAAACAACCTAACGACATTCCAAGTGGCACCGCGCAGCCGAGAATGCGCGGAACAAACGAGGTACGAAAATGAAAGCAGGAGTGGACCTTCAGGCACTAGCAGCCGAAATCGAGCGACAGCGAAACACCAAGCGCGATTTTAAGGCAAGCACGTCTGAACTAACCCTGATAGATGAAACCGAAGACGCAAAAGGCGCGCTCGCGCTGAAAATCAACGGCCACGGAACATTCGGCGTCACCGAATTGTGCCATGACCAAATCGCAGCGCATCACGGCATCCCGGCCAAGTATTACGACAAGATGCGGCACGAAGCTCCCGAGCTGCTGGTTCGCAATGTGAATCACTGGTTCGATGCCACGAAGGACACGCGAATGCTCCGGACTCTCGACGGCCGGGCGCGTGCCTTCCTCTCCAATCGTTATCGCTCGATCGACAACGACGACGTAGCGACGGCGGTGCTTCCGATGTTTCTCGAACAGTCCGACCTTGGTTTGAAACTCGAGTCCTGCCAAGTCACCGAGACGCGGCTGTACATCAAGGCAGTTTCGGAACGCATCGTCGGCAAGGTCGTCGGCGACGTGGTGCAATCCGGAATCTGCATCACCAATTCCGAAGTGGGGTTGCACGCCTTCAAAATCGAGCCGCTCGTGTACGTCTTGCGTTGCACAAACGGGATGGTCCTAAATGACGCCCGTATGCGCAGGTACCACGTCGGACGTCGCACGGAAGAACTCGAAACGGCCGTCGAAGTTTTTGCGGACGACACACGCAAGGCCGACGACCAGGCGCTGATGCTGAAAATGCGTGACGTCGTGAAGGCGTGTTTCGACCAGGTTAAGTTTAACGAGATGACTCGCGGCCTCGAAATCGTCGCGGGGAACAAGCTGCAACGGAATCTGGTGGACACGGCCGACAAGGTCGTTGAAGTTTTCCAGATCGCCGACCGACATAAGGATGGAATCCTCGCGCAGCTTGCGGGGCACGCCAAGACCCGATGGGGATTGTCGAATGCTCTGACGGCCTACGCGCAGGACGATGCACTCGATTACGACGAGGCAAGCCGCTTCGAGGAACTAGGGGGCGAAGTCATGACCCTCTCGAACACGAAGTGGGAAGAAGTCGCCGGGGTCGCGGCCTAACACAAATCGGGGCGGCGAAAGCCGCCCCGCGCAGTCCGGAAGGTGAACTTTGAGCGACAAAATCGTTGAGCTTTGCAGGTGCGGACATGCCAAGAAGCGTCATGCTTGGCGAAATGGAATTCCGCAGGACGGGAAGTGTCGCGTGTTCCGATGTAAATGCGTTCGGTTTACGTGGACCGCGAAGGCCAAGTGACAAATCCAAAAAACACAGGAGACGTGATGGACACACCGAAAGTAGACCTACAGAAGTTGAAGGCGCTCATTCTGCCGTTGTCGGGCCAACAGAACCGGGACCTGGTAGCGGACATCAAGAAGAATGGCTTGCTCAATCCGATCGTACGGTTCGAGGGCAAGGTGCTGGACGGCGCCGCACGCGAAACGATTTGCCGTGACCTGGGTATCGAACGTCGGTACGTCGAGTTTGAATCGCTGGCGCTATCCTGCTCACCCGCTGATTACTTATGGTCGCAGAACGTCACCCGGCGTCATCTGACCGACGACCAACGTGCGGTGCTGGCGTTCGCATGGGAGAAAGAGTTGAAGGGCGAAGCCAAGGCCCGACAGCTTGACGCTCTCAATAAGGGTAGTGAGCCGGGGAAGAAATCCGGCCTCGCCCCGGAGTCAAACCGGACGCGCAAAGAGATTGCGAAGCGCGCGCACGTCACGACTCACAAAATTCAACAAGTGGAAACGGTGAAGAAACGCGCACCGCGTCTGCTCAAAAAAGTAGCAGACGGAAATATGAAGTTGAAAGACGCGGTGAAGGCTGCAAGGCCGATCGCCGTGATGAAGCCGAAGAAGTGGACGGTGGCCGAGGCGCTCGCAGAGTCAATGACGTGGATTACCCGCGGAATTGACAACGCTCTCCCGCGCATCGACAACCCGAAGGCGTTCTTGCTCGCGCTGGGGCCAAAGATACAGGCACTCTGTGCAGATCGCGCCAAGGCGTCCGGGAAGGCCAAGAAAGCCGCCTAGTCAGCGGGGGCGCAGCCGGGAGCGCGGAATCCCGGCACAAATTCTTGCGAGGGATTATGGACGCCGTACACGAGACACCGAACGATGACGACGTGGTGCGCCGTCGCAATCTGAATACTGGGTTTCATCGCGACATGCCTTTCGGCGAGGCGCTGGACGAAATCACCAAGAAGGCGAAAAGCCAGTACCGGAATCGGTTCAAGGTCGCAGGTCGCTTGGCCGAGGGCGAGAAAATCGAAATCGGAATCCACACCTATGAATTCCGCGACTAGCCTTTTCCCAACCGAGGGCAAAAACGAATTGCGTGACCGCGCGCGAAAAATGGGCCAGCTTCAATCGCGGATCTCCGACACGCCGGGAGCTATCTCTGGACTCAAGGGCACGTCGGGCCAGGTTCTGTACTTCATCCGGAAAGCCAAAGCGCGGACGTTGGATATGAACGACCACGATGGCCTTGTGCGGACCGTGGACACCGAACAGATGTTGACTGACCGCGACCGGCGCTACATGCAGCGCGGTAAATGGTGGAAGCCGATTCCGGAAGGCTGGCCCGGTCGCGGGAGTTATTGCACCACGCTGCACCCGAAGGAAATCGCGTACCTACAGAAAGTAGTAGATGAAATCGAGACAGAGATTTTCCAACTGGAACATGACCTGCCGGAATTGAAAGTCGAGCTGGCCAAACTCGCGCAGCACGGACCAATCCCGGCAGACCTGGCCAGACGCTACGGCGTGAAGGAGAGCAACGATGGTCCATTATGCAGTCGAGTCACAATTGAAAAAAATCGAGTGCCCGTGCAAGGTCCACCCGAACGGTGTCTGTAGCGCAAGGAATCGAACGGTCGAAGAACTGGCAACGGTTTACGACGGGGGTTTCGGATTTGAAATCTCCACTGACGAACAGGCTGTACTTAAATTCAGGAACTGGAAGCAGCAAGCGTAACCAGCACGCGGAAGCTGGCCAATCGAGGGATACCTAATGAGTGGCACGACGGAACGGAGAATGAGTTTGTTTTACCGCGACATCGAAGTCGGCGGCAAAAGCGACAAGGTCTACACCGTGGAAATCGTGAGCGTCGGCACCAAGGCGACGCCGGCCTACCAAGTGAAATATTTGTTCGGGCCTCGCGGCGGCTGGGTGCAATCCGGGTTCAAAACCAAGAACGCGGTGACGCTGACCGAAGCGAACGCGACGTTCGATGAAGTAGTCGCGCACCAGATTGAAAAGAAAGGCTACCGGCCTGAGGCAGAATATGCGTGCGCAGGTCCAACACTCGCCGCGGTCGAACCGAAAGATGCAAAATCGACCACCCGGTATGCGTGCGAACAGCCACAAGATGCGACGCGCGAGGAATCCGATGCGTTAATCAAGAACTCGAAATTCTGGCTCCAACAAAAGATGGACGGCGTTCGTCGGCAAATTCACAAGACGCCGGCGGGAGCTTTCATCGGATACAACAAACTCGGGAAAGCCGTCGAGCTTCCGACGTCGATGCTGGCCGAGCTGATGGCCATTCCCGCGAAAAGTTTTTGGATGGACGGCGAGCTGGTCGGCGATAAGTATTGGGCGTTCGACCTGTTCGAGCTGAACGGGGACGTTGTCGCGCAGGAAGCGTACAGCACGCGATTCACCCGGCTGACACAATTGCTTGGCATGGGCGAGAACGTCTGCATAGTGCCGACGGCCGTCTCGATCGCGGCCAAGACCGCAGCAATGGCGGGACACGTCCAGTTGCGGCATGAAGGCGTGGTATTCAAGCGGACCGACGTGAAGTACCGCGCAGGAGATTCCGGCCAGCACAAGCGATTCAAGTTCGTGAAATCGGTTTCGTGCTACGTCACGTCACTCAGCACCAAGAAGGCCAGCGCGACGGTGTCCATGCTCGACGGCGCCAGGTGGATTGAAGTGTCCGACGTGTCGACAAACGGCAAGGGTACGATCGCTAAGGGCGACGTGGTCGAAGTGCTGTTCCTCTACGCGACGGCCGGACGTCGGCTTTACCAGCCCCGCATCAAGGAAGTCCGCACCGATGTCGAAGCCGCGGACTGCACCATCGACCAACTCGCCGGAAAATTCAAAGAGGGAATCGCCGAGGCCGCATGAGCCGAATCCGTTCCACTCCTAAACCCTGGACGGCGCGTGAAGATAAAAAACTCCGTGCGCTCTATCCCACGATGCCGAACCTCGGAATCGGGGAACATTTTGGGCGCACGGACAAATCGGTAGCTTCACGCGCCAAGGTACTTCGGCTCGACAAAGGCACCCGGAAGCGCTTCACCGAGAAAGATGACGCGATAATCCGAAAACTTTATCGACGTCACACAACCGTCTCGATCGCGAAGATACTTAACCGGAGGGCCATGTTCCGGCGAACAAAGGATTGCGGCGACCAGGCTGGTCCGTTGGCCGGGGCCGGATGCAGTCGACGCAATTCAAGAAAGGCGAAATCACCGGGTCGGCGCTGGCTAGATTAAAACCCGTCGGTACGGTCGTGATGCGAGATGGCTACATGATGATGAAGGTCAAAGCCGAACCCGAGACAGTCGCAGGTAAGGGCGCTCACTCCACGAACTGGATGTACGTTCACAAAATGGTGTGGGAATCCGCGAACGGAATGATTCCAAAAGGCTGGCGAATGTGGAAAGACGGCGACCACCTGAACTGCTCACTAGATAATCTCGAACTGGTGAGCGGTCGGGACCATGTCATGCGTACATCTATTCAAAATTTCCCACCGGAGCTACGAAAGACGTACCAGCTAATCGGTGCGCTCAAACGGAAACTAAAAAATCGCAAGAAAAAAAGGGAGAACATTGATGGCCGAGAACAAGCTAGCTGACCTTCGTAACATTCTGTTCGAGCAGTTGGAGCGGTTGAAAAACGCCGAGCAACCGGATTCGGAAATCAAAAGAGCCGAAGCGGTTTCCGAAGTCGCTACCACGATCTTAGCGACCGCGCGCGTCGAGCTGGACTTCTTGAAAATGGTGGGCCAAGAATTATTGCCGCCCACCGTCGACGCGGCCGCGACGGCGCGCTTCCTCGAAATGGAAGCCGACCCGAGAACCAACCCGAAAGCGAAAGGCCTCGGCACCGGAAAGAATCTTGGGGGCGGTCGATGACCATGATGTTCGAGTTTCCGGCAGGGCTGTCCGACAAGTACGAACCGAAGCGGCTGAAAGACTTCATCGGCATCGACAAGCCGCTTGCCACCATGAAGGCCTTCATCAAGCGCCCGTATCCATCGGCGTGGTTTTTTATCGGGGCATCTGGCCTCGGCAAGACTACGCTAGGTATGGCGCTCGCACGCGAGGGGAACGCCGAGCTGCACCTGGTCCCATCGCAGAAGTGTGACGCCGCGGCGGTCGACGAAGTCACGCGACGATGCTGGACCGGGGCCTTCAACTTCTTTGGCGACCGCAAGGGGAAGCCGGCTGACTTCCATCTGGTCCTGGTCGACGAGGCCGACCGGATGTCGATGGCCGCGCAGTTGCAGTTCCACTCGAAGCTGGACGCGACGGCGATGCCGCCGAACACGGTATTCATTTTCACGGCGAACAGCGCGACGAACCTCCAAGACTCGTTCCTCTCTCGGTGCCGTTGTCTGGTATTCGAGCGCGAGTCGATGAAGAAAGCACTTCCCGCGTTCCTCGTGAAAGTGTATAAATCGGAATGTCGTTTGACCTTGCCCCTAGCTCAAGCGACGAAAATCGCAGAACAATCCAACTGGAACGTCCGCGATGCGCTCATGGAGCTTGAAGTTTCGCTCCTGGCGCGAGCGGCATAGGAGAACGGAACGTGACGACCAAGCCGAAAATATTGGACCGAGACTTTTTCGTGAAGGCTGGAAGCCGGGGCGGGAAGGTCCGCGCCGAAAAAGCCTCCGCTGAACAGTTGTCGGCCTGGGGGAAGAAAGGCGGGAAAGCCGGCGCCGCGAAGCGTTGGGCTGGCCACAAAAAGAAACGACCCGCCCTCAAACCCAAGGCGAAGGCCAGATACAACGCACCGATTCCGAGCGCGGCCTGAGCCGTGGCTTGTAACTGCCCCTCGTCCCCGTGCGCGTGCTTCATCAAAGGCGCGCCGTGCGCGTGCGCGTGTTCCGTGGTTGAGCCCCTTGACCCGGACGCGCGCAAGGCCACGCTGATAGCCGAAGTCAAACCACAATGCGCCATGTGCGACCCGCCCGGCCTTGAGCCAACAAAGGAATTGACCCATGCGAAAGCTCGATTTGTTTTTGACGCTCCCGTTAATGACGGCGTTCTACGCACTCCCGGTGGCGCACGCGCAAAAGGAATTCGGGACGATGCGAATCGTTCAGGACGAGAAGCCGCCGTCCCACATGGCCGTCCCGAGTCCGACCCCCTGCTATTTTGAATGGCTGGGACCTAACATCATTCGCATTTGCCCGGGCGGAATAATCACTGAAATTCCGGCGACGGTCGATCACTACGACGAATGGTGGCGTTTACATGTCCTGACCAATGAGTGGGAAATGACCCAGGCAAAGCGTCATAGCTTGGGGCGCGCATGACCGCGCGGGAAATCGCCGAAGCGGAATTGATGAAGATGCGGCCCCGCTCCCGCGAGAAAGTCATTCGCCTGGTCTATGCGCTGGTCGGTCCGACGAAGGGCGACGAAGTCGTGGCCCGAGTTGGCGAGCTGGCCAGGACGAAAGGTTTACCGTAGGATTCCCGGACTTCGTCCGGGGTGATGACTGCGGTGAAAGCGAGGTCAACATGCCCCAAGAAGGTTCACCCGACCTAGCACTCGGCCTCGTGTATCTAGTCGTGGCGTTTTTGATTCTGGCCGTTGTTGTTTGGTTCACGCACAAGCTGTGGCATAGACGTAAGCAACCGAAAGTGAAGTGGCCTCCCCGCCGTTCGCAGCAAATCCCAACAATAAAAAAGGAGAACAGAAAATGTCATCTGACGTACAAGTAACCCATCGACCCAGGCCGCTCGACGGCCGAGTATCACCAACACCGACCGAATGGAAGATTCGTTGCCATGTTACTGGTGAAATCGTGAATCTGACTCGCCAGGAATATCTGGTACAACTCGAATCCGACCATTGGACTTGTCCATACGACCGCGGACCGGCCACGTTTATTGGAGACATAGCTTGAGGCCGCGAGCGGCGCTCGCGATCGCCGCGCTGGTTAGCATGCTGATCGTGTTCTCACCCGTGATTTTTGCCGAATTCGCCGACACCGCCAGGCGAGAGGCATGCCAAAACTTCCTACGGCGGCGACTCAAAAAAGGAGAGGCATGCGCAACCTAGCGAAGCGACTCGGAGCACTAGTCATGCGTTGGATTTTTGGGCCAATTGAATCTCTCGACCCGGTCGCCCTGACGTCGACGGCGCCCTGGCCTCTCACCAACTACGCGGAAGAAGAAGAACCCAAGAAGGAGCAACCGCCCTACCCGTGGTGTCCTCAACCCGAGAAGTGTATCCCGCTCGGCTACTGCCCGAAGAACCCCGGTTGTGGCGATTAGGCTGCTACCGTCAATTACCGCTAAATACCAAAGGCCACCCGTTTGGGTGGCCTTTTTTGCGTTTCAGGGCCGTTTGCCGCGGTTTGGCGGTTCCGAGCCTGTTGCGGGGTACCCCGGCTGCTAGAGGGCGGGATTTGCGGCAGGAACGCCAGGACGCCTATCCGCTGCGTTTGCCGCCAATCGTATGGTTCTGGAAGACCAGCTTATTGCCATTGCTCGGCACTACGGCATCGACCAGGTAAGTCGCCATCGCCCGGTGCAGGTGCTTGGAAGTCGAAACGGCATCTCGCCAGTTTAGGTTGTCGGAGTAAAAGCACCGTCGACCGAAAAAGTTGTGAAGGTGCGTTTCGCTTTCGTCGACGCAGAAGACCGCGTTGACCATCATCATGGCCATGTCCGCGATCGCGCGGAGACGAATCAGGTGGTCACGCTGCTTCGCCAACATGGCTTCATCGTAATCGTGCTCGGTAATATGCTTCGCAATTTCACCGCCCAAATCGTGGATGTGCTTAATCAGATCTTCGATACGACCGTCTTTGTCTTTTAGCTTTGCGTTCTGCGCGGCGATTACGGCCTCTTGTGCTGTGAGCTGGTCGCGTAGCTCGTTGACGATCGCCTCCTGGACGGTGAGAAACTTGGCCAGGTGCCCGACAGTCTCTTGCTGCTGTTCCTTGGTGAGCTTCTCCACGATTCCTCCTAGATGTACATCCACGAAGCGGCCTTCACCTTCTTATCGCTGCCGTCCTCGATCATGCCAGCCGTACGCAATTCCGAAATGTAATTCTTAAACGAACCCGTCGTAGGCGACACCCCGAGATATTCCCCGATCGATTCCCGCGAAACTTCATCGCCCTGGTGTCCGTGAACGAACCGCAGGATCTTCGCCGTCGTGCTGCCGAAAACGTTGGCCGCGCGATTTAGGAGCTCGGCCGAGTCGGTCACCGGATCTTGCACCGACGGCGCCGCAGACCACCCGGTCGACGTCAGCTTTACTTTTTCTCCCGTTGTTTCGATTAGACCGGCCACGCGCAGCGCACTCAAATAATTCTTGAAACTTCCGGTACCAGCCTTCACGCCGAGCCAGCCGGCTACTAGCCCTCGACTCGGCTCGGTCACATTGATGCCGGCGAAAGCGGCGAGCGCCTCGAGGATCCGCTTCTGTGGACCCGTGAGAGAGCCATCGCCTTCGAATTCAATTGGACGTGGTTTGTGCGCTGCCGCTTCCTTCTCAGGTGAACCGTGCCGCGCAGATGCAATCTCTGCTCCTTTTTTGGATTCCACGCCCAAACCTTTTGCGAGTCCGACGTCGATCGTGATGCTTTCTTTCCTGGTCGCGGCTTCGATTTTCTCAAGGATCCGCTGCGCATCGCGTTTCAGAACATCCAGCTCGCGCGCCCTGACCGCCAGGCGATCGCCGGCCAGCTTCTTGATGTCGTGCTTCACCCGCTCGAAAGTTTTGGCCAGGTCATCGTCGGTTAGGCCGGTGGCGTCGAAGTTGATTGCGTTGATGCGTACTATAATTTTCATCGCTTCCCTCAAAATGTTTGCGAGCGTGCTGATTGCGAGCGCCTTCGCCTTGTCCACTACCAGCGCAGTTGGCGATGTGACGACAGAGGCCTTGGGCTGGGCACGCAATAGCGACTTCAGCTCGCGGACCTGGCGCTTGAAATCGTCGATCGTTTTTGCTTCTTCTTCGGCTTGCTTCGGAATGTCGCCGAGCTTCACAAGCCATTCGCGGACTTTCTCGGTTGGCGGTGGCGGCTTTAATTCGTACTTCCGAGCTTCCTCGCCGTGTGGCGTCTCGATCGTGCCGACGTGCATCAGCTTCAGCTCGCGCGTGATTGCGCGACCGAGCGCGAAAAAGTATCCCGGCTCGAGCAATTTAATCGTGGCGAAGAATTCGGCTTGCTCTGGTTTCGGGATCCCGAGCTCATCGGCTGCGCGCTTTTGGTTTATCGTCTCGAATGTGGGCCCGACCAGGCGATTGAGACACATGCCGGTCAGATCCTTGCTGAGCGTGGCCAGGCGTTGCGTGGCAAAGACGCCGGCGAGCATGCGTTTGCGGCCGCGCGTTGCGAGTCCTCGCATGGAATCCGCAGCGACCGAATCGCCCTTCCCATGTTCGGGGCAGAACATATGCGCCTCGTCGACGATGACCAGGTAGGGGTGCCGCAATTCTTTCGGGGCGTCGATCAGTGCATCAAGGAATCGCTGGACCCACAGGTGCCGCTGCGATGCCGGCATCTCGTAAATGTCGCAGACGGCAGACGCGCGGCCCTCGAGCAGCGTCCGCGCGAGCTTGTCGGCCGTCCGGATGTCTGCCGGGGTATCGCCGCCCTTGCCGACCAGGAAGAAATCGAACTGGGTGCGCAGGGGAGCGAATTCACCTTCGGGGTCGATGATTATGATTCCGACCTGGCCGAATGCCTGTTCGATCAGGCGCTTTAGAAGCCAGGTCTTACCGCCGCCGGAATCCGCGGTGATCAGCAACCGCGTCGACATCAGAAGCTTTAAGTCGACCGAGACGTTACTGTTTCCGCTTTTTCCCAGAATTGCTTTTTTCATTGACCATTCCTTCGCGTTGAAGAACGCCGTGCATGAACTTCAAAGCCGGACTATACAGCGCCTTTCGTTCGTCTACAGTGACCTGGTTAGGGCCGAAGCGGAACAGCCGCCACCCCATACGGACAGCTTCGTTCGCCTTGTCGTTATCTTCCTCGTAACCTTTGCCGCGAGTGTGCGCGCCGCCCGAGAAGATCCCGCCCTGGACTTCGACGGCAACCTTGATCGACGGCCAGGCAAAATCGAAAAGCCACCCTCGCTCATAGTGGAATTGGTACTGACGAATCGGCGTGCGAATCCCGAACAGAGCGAACTGCTGGAACAGGCTTTTCTCCAGCTTGCTTTCTTTCTTCGGCTTTTTGGTTTTCATATGGTGATTATTTTTTTCTCCTTTTGCAGAAGGATGACTTGGATCGGAGCGCGGCATGCCGTGTTGTTACAGAACATCGTGACCATTACGAATTCATCCGGTGCCAGCGGGAAGTCTACCGGCCGGAAGAAAGCGCCCATCGGATCTGCGCCGCAGAACGGGCACCGCGGCTTCGGTGCGGCCTCGAGCTGCTCGGCGGTTAGGACTGGAATGTTCATGACTTTTTGAAATTCAGGTCTTCGGTTTCGGGTTCGGTGTCGGCCATGTAGAGCCAGACTTTTTTGGTGTAGTAGTTGTCGGCGAAATAGCAGACGGTCGAACCAACTTCGCCGATGATCTGGAAGCTGTACCGGGTGTCGCGCGAAATCTTCCCCGAGCCCTTGCTTTCAACGACCGAGATGATGCCGTTGCGCAAGCGCGCACCTTTCAGGTGGAGCAAGACGTTGGGTTTCTCGTCGCCGTCTTTCGGGTCGAGCTTTACGTACACCGTTTGCGGCCGCGTGTTCTCGGCCTTGGTTTTGACCAGAGTCTCTTTCGATTCGTCCAGATATTCCCAGGCCCGTTTGACGTTTCGAGGAATCAGGGTGCGATGTTCATCTCGAAGCGGGATGCTGAACTCCATGCCGACGATCAGAGTGTCTTCGTCGGTGTCGTAATGAGGTTTGACGTAGGTGGCCATCATGTGGCCGTTGATGACCGTGGTAGGTGGCGTGTCCAGCTCGCCGGGCTTGAACATCTCGCGAGTGGCCTGTTCCCGTTTCGCCGCTTCCTCGGTTTCGGCGGCGACGACGTCGCCTGGCTTTACCATCTCGAGCCCTTGCGCTTCGGCTTCGGCGACCAGGCGTTGTCGAAACGGCGTGACGGCCGCAGTTGCCTCGGAATCTATACCCTGTGACTCTTTCACTGACTCGGACGTTTCCCGCCCGGCCAATTCTTTCTTGCCCTTCGTCATAAGCCTCCTTAGTGTTTGTGAAAAAATGCGATGAGAAGTCCGACCGAAATGACGACCGCGATAAAAAGGATCCACGCGGCCGGGGAATTCTGCTTTGCGCCGACGACAATAACCCCGGCCTTACACTTCTTGCAAGGATGACCGTCGACCTGGCCGTCCTTGCATCCCGGCACATCGCATTGGACCGCGAACTTCATCGCGCCGGCGGGACGCCGTTTTTGATTACTCCCATGAACGCCGCGTACTGGTCGACGGTGATCTCCTGCGGCTTATCGACGCCGAAATGCTTGCACGCTCTTTTGACCCAGGTGGTCATGTCGTCGAATTTCGGACAGATGTCCGTCGCGAGCGCGAAGACCGCGTCACATTCGGCCTTTGAAATCGCCTTGCCTTTGGCCTTGGGTTGAGTAGACTTCGAACCTCCGCGTTGATCACCGCCATTCGTTGCGCCAGTCGCACCGCCATCGAATAGAGTGCCGCCCTGTGATCCCTTCGAGCCATTTTCCTTTTCCTCCTCCGACCGCCGAGTGGCGCCCTCCGTGACGTCTATTCCCTCGGCCTCGAGCAACGCGTAATCATCGACGCCGAGCCCAATCTTTTCTACTCCCGCTTCGTGGTAATCCTCGAGCGCCGCTGCTTTCTGTAACCTGTGATCGTTTGTGCTGAGTTCAATTCGCTTCGAGAGTCGACGAATCGTGGTCTTAATCCACTGGCGGTCTTCATGTGTGACCCACGGCCCCCCGGCATTTGCCTTCATCGACGGGGAGTTTTTCTTGATACGTAGAATTTCGTCGCGGCCCATGAACTCGAAGTCGGGACGATTGTGCTTCGTGTAGGTGATTACCGAGTACGCGCCAATCCAATCGTTGGGATCCATCGACTCGGGATATTTGACCTTGTGGTGCATCTGATGGTCGGTGCCCATGATGATATCGAATTCATCATCTTTGCGGACTACACAACCGAACATCCCGGCCACGACACCGGTGCGCATGGCTAACGCGATGTAGCCCCGATAGCCGGGCCACATCTGACATTTCAGAACCCGCTCGCTCCCCTTGCCTTCGCCGAGCGGAACTAGGTAGGCCTGGCCGAGCGCGGGGTCTAGTTCTAGTCCGAGCTGCGCCGCTTCCATCACAGAGCCGGTCACACTGAGCGGAGTGCATTGCAGAAGCTTCGGCGTTCGCTGCGCGGCTGTGATGACCGTGCGCACAAATTTATCAGCAGTCAATCCCCTGGGAAGCGCAGTCTGAATTTGCTTGAGCATGGCGCGGTCGTTTAGTTGCCGAGCCAGGTCTTGAATCGGAGTCAATTGTTTCTTTGCCAGATCCTTTGAATCGGCCATCACTTCCTCCGTTTAATCGCGTTCGTAATACGAATCATCTTTGCCTTGCTCGGCCTTAGTGACGTGAAGGTCGCCACAGTGACGACATCGGTAGACCTTCACTCGGCCACTCGCTTTCCGCATTGAAGCCCGCGCCACATGCTCGCTGGGATGGCGGCGCTTGCCGGTTCTCTCGCAGATAATTATCTCCGGCGGTCCCGGATTGAGTTTGGGTTCGGTCATCCCCGCCCGCGCCGGAATGGAATATTGAGCGGACGGCAACCTGGAATCTTCATCGCTTCTTTTTGCGTGGCCGCGATTAGGTTGAGCTGCTCCTGATTGATGTCGAGCAGGTGAGTCAACTCCGGGTGCGCGATGACGTGGTCGGGAGCCAGGCCGAGAATGAACCGGAACGTCGTGCCTTTATGCTCGATCACGCCAGTCCACTTGTCGACCATGGTGAACGCCGCGGCCTGGCGATTCACGACTGGAGCGACCGGCTTGACTTCGGCCACGACCGGTTCATCTGCCACTGCCTCAGCCATCGCTAAATCGGACGCTGCAACTTCGATGTTCTCGGCGACCCGCTCCGCTTGCTTCTCGAGCTTGGCCGCGCTTTGAGCCAGGCGCGACGCTTCCCCGGGATCCTCAGCCTGGGCTGCCGCCGCCGCCGCATCGTCGGCTTTCTTCCGGAGCTCGGCTGCCTCAGCTTCCTCGGCTTCGAGCTTTTGGCGAGCCTCATCCTCCTGCTTTTTTCTGTCCGCGCGTTCCTTGTCGGCCTTGGCCTGAGCTTCTCGTTCCCGCTTTTGACGCGCGACAGTTTCGAGTCGGTCCACTTCCTGATTGAACTCGTAGAGTTTCAGACCCAAGCCCGATTTATTTTGCTTCGACAAATCCTGAACGGCCTTGCGTTCGGTGGTCAGGCCCTTGTGTAGAAGGTGAGCGACTTCGATCAGCGGATCCACCACAGCGATCGCATCGTCCTCGTTCCCGGAGATTGACAGGTAGAGCGCGTTCGCGTCATCGAAAGTTTTCTGGTCGACCTTTTTGTCGCCGGTGACCTTTAGCTCGAGCTTTTCGATTTTCTGCGCCAGAGTTTTTTGCTTGGCAACGTGCGGGGCCATGTCCGACCTAACGAGCGTCAACCAATTCACGACGCGGTCTTTGGTGAGAGTTAGGATCTGGCCGGGCGTCGATCGAGCTACTTCGTCTTTCTTTTTTGCGAGTGCTTGTCCCATCATCATGCTCCTTGAACCGCTGCGAGCTGTCTGCTCCAGCGTAGTGCATCGAGAAAAACTTTTAGGTCGGCCGCGAGTGTTGAGACTGGATAAATCTTCATGTCGTAATTTTTCCCTTCGCGAAGGCCCGGCATGAGCGAAACCGCGATTCGCAAATGAGGAATGCCGAGGGTATAGGCGGCGAGCTGATACCTGGTCCACCGCGCAATCTGGCCAGTCTTGAAGTCGACCATGACTGGAAGCCGCTGGCCGCGCATCTTGCCACGCACGTCGAGCTGGCCAGCATAGCCGTGCTTCTTCGAGAAGACCTTGTGTTCCCACTCGGTAGCCCGGAATCCGGTTTCAGCGACAAAGTTTTGAACTCCGACGAGGTACGGTTGAAGCCATTCCGGGACGTGGCCCAGGTCATTGTCGAACCAGGCGTGAACCATTTCGTGGACGCGCGTTCCACGATCGAGATCCGCTTGCGTTCCCCAGCCCTGCAGGATGCCGGCGGATTTTAGAACTGACGTGACACCGGGGACGCTAACGCCATTCCACTCATACGAGTGGGTTCCTGCATAGAATTCGAGCACGGGCTATAGTCGTTTCTTGTAGAACTTTTCGAGGATGAATTCGATTTGCTTGGGGACAGAGCGTTTTGCGTCCGTAGCATCGCGGTCAATTTCATAGTGTAGGTTTGCCGGAAGTCTCAAGCCGACCGCGACAGGGGACTCTACCAACTCATCGCCCGGTGCCAAATCTTCTTTTGGTTTCGCCATCCCGGGACTCTAGACCCGACGAAATAATCTGTCAAGAAGTATTGCAAAAATTGACATTCGGAGTTATGGTTCGGCTCCGGAGAAACCATGGACAACATTTTGAAGCTGCTGGGAATGATTCTGCTGGCCACGATCGGAGTCGTCGGAGCCTGTCTGCTTAACGCGTGGGTTTTGACCCGCCTCTGGGCCTGGTTCCTGGTTCCTATCTTCCATCTGCCAGGCCTTGGCTTGGCTGGTGCGACCGGCGTCTCGGTGGTGATTACCTTACTGACGCATCAAAGCACTCCCGCTGGACCCAAGAAATCAGTCGGCCAGTTGACCGGCGAAGTTATCGCAACTCCACTGACCTTGCTTCTGATCGGCTATGTCGCCCATCTTTTTCTCCGCTAGTATGCATCGCTGCCCGCGCTGCAAACACGAGATGAAAGAGCATGAGCCCGACCAAGTGTGGTCGCGCTACTGGGAATGTCCGTCGTGCTGGTCGTGCTGGCACATCATCCTCGAAAAAGTGACGTACAAGCGCAGAACTCGCGGCGTGTGGCGATTCGAGCGCGGCAGGGAAATGAGACAGGGGGCGGTATGGCCTACTTCAAAAGCATCGAAAAAAAATGTGTCGACTGCCACCGGCGAGCAACCGTCGAAGTCTTTGGGGATCGGAACGAGTCCTACGGATATTTTTGTCTTAACGACGGAAAGCGTCGCGTCAGCAAAATGCAGAAAGAGAAAGAAGAAGGCTCAGCCAACCGCGTCGACGTACGTCACATAAAAGTGCCCCGACAATAGCGACATAATTTCGTTGAACGCCATCATGCTCTCACCGATGAAATCGGACGAAGGGTGAGTCAATCCCACGAGACAGCAACCCTCGGTATTTTCCGGCGTGTTCCCGAAGTGAATTAGAACGTCATCGTTAGGGAACCCGGGCACACCATAGAGGCGCGGAGTAAAAATCGGCCGGCCCTCTAGCTGCGACAGCCTGGGGGATTGCGTGATGTTCGCGCCGTAACGACCGGCGACGACAGGCAGGAGCGGTTCGAGAGTGAAGCACTGAAAGTCTGGCGCAATCTGCAGAATGCCGGTGGTCGACTGCAGACTGCGCCACTTTCGCGTTATGACGACGTCGGGCATTTACTCCCAGGCTTTCCCGAGATGGCCCATCTTGACGTCGGTGGTGAGATTCGGATTCGCCAGGAAATCGTACGAGAGCAAACCGAAGCCGCCGGGGTCATCACTGACCGGGCACTTCGTTCCCCACGTCACATCCCAGGAATTCTCGAACCAGACGGCGCCGGGATTCGGCGCGCCAGGGCACCGAATGTCATCGTCGTATCCGATCAGCGCGTGTAGCGCGTGACCACCTTGCAGTGTTTCGCGCGACAGGTTCGGGTAGGGAATCAACCCGGTCCGCGCGGCATCGTCGCTCTCGAATGAATCGTAAACCGCGACGCCGATGACGGCCGTGTAGTCCGACAGGATGCACGACTTTATGTTCGCGATTACGTTTCCGATGGTGTGAAACGCGCCGCCAGGATATTGCGCGGCCGTTGCGATCTGCGCGGCGTTCGGGCGAACATTGCAGACGTTCTCGTCATACGGCATATCGGTAAGAGGACACCAACCGAATCCCCCGGCCTTGGGATCTGGAACCTGGACCGCCGACGAAATCATCGCGCCGACATCGCCCTGGGTGAACGTGCCTTCGAGGATCCGCTCCATCGCGTACGCGAATGCCGGGGAGAAAACTACCGGGCCGACTTGAGGTTTCCAGCGCAGATAAAGGCGCTCACCAAACGAGCAGCACGCGTGGCCGTCGCAGGATCCTTGCGTGCCCTGATTCTTGACCTTGGGAATTCTCCCCGAGACGAATGCGCGGCGTGGCCACGCGGACGGCGCCGGTGCTTTGACCAGGTGCGAGGGGAACCCGGGGGCCGCATGATCTGGAAGAGACGAAAGCAAGCCATAACGATGACCTTTAGGCGAGAGCTGCAGTTGCGGCATGTGTGGTGTCCTTTCCGGCTGGCCCGTCAAGCTGCATTCAACTTGACGGGCCATGTCCGGTGCTCGCGGGTTCGGAAGGTGTCTAAACTTCCCTGTACCTACCCGCTAACCGCGCGTCGTGGGATTATGCCTACAGGTGCAAATGTTCCGCGATCGAAATGTGCATGTAGACCGTAGCCGGGCAATTCAGACCAGCCTTTGCGCCGGATTCCAGAATTTCGTTGTAGCCCGACTTGAAGCTCGCGTGCGACCGCTTGTGCGGGACGATTGGCAGCACGGTCGTTGAACCGTTCGCCGACCTCGAGTAAACGGCCGTCAGGCGCGCCTTAGCGACCTGCGCCAGTTGCGGTTCTTTGGTCATGAAGCCCGCGATTGTTGAGAGTACGAACTGGATGATTCCAGCGATCGTGCTGAGCAGGTTCCCGCCAGGCAGACCGAGAGATGACAGGAAGTCGCCGAAATTGTCGACCACGGCTTTGACCGCGGCTTCGACCTTTTGCAGCGCGCCCTGGGGCGGCGGGGTGACTGCCAAATATTCAACGGCCGCGCCTTTCAGGTCGACGAGGGCAGCCTTCGCGACGGCGAGCGCGAGCAGAATCGGCGCGGAGAAAACAAAACCGTTCGCCGTAAGCAGAGTTTGAATCGAGTTGATGGCGTCCTCGGCGATCGGAGCGAAGTTTAGGAGCTCCTGCACCGGGTCGCAACCTTCCATGAGTAATGCGCCAGCGCCGACGCCGGCGACCCTCAAAACTGGAAACGCAAGTGCGCCCTTCACCAGATGGCCGTTGAACATTCGTCGTGAGAGATTCATGTTGCTCCTTTCGTGCATTTATTTTTGCGGCAAGACTCTGCCGAGTCCTCCCAACTCATCCCGCTATCCGCAGCGCCAGAAACGTTTTTGTCACGGGTGCAGACCTGCCTTCCCACTCTTGCCGCAACTCGTTACTTCGGAGCTGGAGCCGGTACGGATCCCGCGGTCGGTGGCGTCGGCGGCGGCGGCTTCAACTTGTAGAATTTTCGAGTACTGACGTTGATGTCGTAGCCTGGCCCGGCCTCTCCGGTCATCTGATTATTCAAGCGTTGCGCCACTCCGCGCCACTGGTCGACGACAGGCTGCATTTTCTTATCGTCCTCCGCGAGCTTCTCACGCAGATTTTCCCAGATGGCCAGGTTGTCGAGATACTGCTGCGAGGGACACTTTTCATCTGCACCAGCGACGCAGGTATCGGCGCTATATTTGTGATGATGGTCGACCCCGAATGCCCAATAGAGAGCGCCGGCGAGAAGCGCACAGACCGCGACAAGCCCTGCGGTGTTCTTGAAGTTCATAAGGTGGAATTTCCTCCGGCGACAATCTACATCCGACCGGGCCGCGCGTCAACGATGGAGCCAAAGACTGAGTAACTGGCCCAGCACGACCAAGACCAGCCCTACCCATTGCAACCTGGTTTGCCTCTCCTGATCCTTCGTCTTCTTCTGCTGCTTCTCCATATTCTCAGTATTGGTTTTTACCGCGCCGGCGAGACTCTGTACGCTTTCGAGCTTAGATACTTTGTCCTTCACGGAGCCCAGCTCTTCGCGGAAATTTTCCCGCATGTTCGCCACGTCCGAACGGAACCCGTCGATCACACCCTGGACCGCTCCCTGCATGATCGATAACTCGCTTTTGTCTGCTTTGTTTCGGAGCTCCTTCAATATGTCGTCCTGTTTTTTGTTTATGTTATCCAGGACTCCTACTAAGGGCACCGAAAGCATGGGTTCAGACGGTTTGTTGTTTGACATTTTTTTTGATTTCCTGCGAGACATCAAACCTACTTTCCGGATTCAGTGGAGCTTTTCTGGACCACCGTAGCCTCCGGAGCTACTAACTTCACTTCATCGACCTTATCCTTGGGAACGTTCATCTGCTGGAAGTCCGAAGGAGCCAGCTTGTCCTTGAAGAACGCGGGAATAAATTTCTGTGCGAAGAACCAGTCGATCAGCGAATCGGAAACGAAACCTAGCGCCATGAATGGCACCACGCCGGGATTGATGTTGAACGGAAGGTGCCATCCAAATAGACCGAAGACGGCCGTGAAGCCGAATTTCTCGCACGCGTACCAGATAAAAAACGCAATGAACCATCGCGTCAGAATCGTGATGACGTTGCGCACGACGAAAGCCCAAACCGTGTGGAGCGGATTGGGATCCGCGGAAGTTACGAGCTGCGCGCGTTTCAGCAAGAACACAAACTCGCCCAACAGAAAGCCCAGATAGCTGAAGACCAGAAGCCAGTTAATCATCGCGTATCTCCTAAATGCTCAGAGCTGCTTTTACCTTCGACACGAACCAGGCAAACATCGAGCTGACTGGCGACGGCGCCGTCGGAGTTCCGCCGCCGACGGCTGTTAGTGGATGTGGATAGGTGTACGGGGTGTAGGTTAAGCCCCAAGTGTTCGTTGCGGTGCAGGTGTAGAATTTTCCTTGGCCGCTGTAGCTTGCGGGATTCGACCCAGCCGTCGTATTCCACGATCCCTGATCCGTTGCCCAATATCCTACCCCGGTGGTACAGGTCGTTGGACGAAGAGCGAGCGTTCCGTGGCCGTCACCCGTAGTTCCATTGAACGGGGTACAGGTGCTGCCAGTAGGACATGAAGTTTGCGCGGTTTGATTCGATGGCTCGATAAAATAATTCCGGTTTGCCAAATATCGCAGACTCTGGTTCGATTCCAGCTTTACTGGATGCGCGATTGTCAGGCCGTTCAAAGTTGTCGCGATGATATGTGGGGGAACTAAACTTGCCGTGGGTATAAGCGGCAGAGGTACTTGAACTCCGGGCGTGCTTTGGATGGCCTGCTCCATTGCGCGCCCCGGATCGTCAAGCGTTTGCGGCGCTCGCGTAATGACGCCGACATCCCCGGTATTCCAGGTCTGGGCTGAGCTGGTGTTAGTCGTTGGAGTCGCGTCGTACGTGAATGCCGTTCCAGAGTTTGTCGCAATCGTACTGCAAAACCCCTGGGTAACATTGCAAAGCGAGTAAGGTGACCCGCTGTTTACCCATTGGCTCGCGGTATAGCTTACCGAGCTTGTCGGAGTGCTGGCCCCATTAGACCCGGTGTGAGTGAACGCCCCATATAGAGTCGTTTCGGTGAGTCTGATCTGACCGCCATTGGTGAACGCCAGACCATTCAATCCGAATGAAGTAAAGCCACCGACGGTCAGCGAGTTCGCAGTGTTCGACAGGACGAAAGCTGTAGCGTCAGTTGTTGCATCCCACGCGAGCCATATATTCGCTCCAGGTGAACCGACGTTCAGGGTAAACGCGCCCGAGGTCCACGGAGAAGTCGTAATTGGAATAGTCGACCCACTCACGGTGCCAATGACCCAGGGGCCGGTATCGACTCTGTTGTCGAGAGCGTCGTAAACTGATCCGCCGCAGCGCCCATATCCAGTGTCGCGAAAGCACCTCTGATGCTGGATGTTGAGCAGAAAAGTTAAAGTGGTAGCTCCGCCGAGGCAGCTAACATTCCCGCCGAAAGCCAGCGCGATTCCGTCGCGCATGTTGAACGGACCCACGTCGTCGCCGTTGCACTCCGTTATGCTGTTCCAGACGAACGTATCTTCCAGAGAAACGTACTTGCATCCCAATCTAGCTCTTCCGCTGGTGTCGGTTCCGTGACAAGTCAAGAACGGCGCGCCCAGACTCCCGCCAGCGTAGCTGTTGAATCGAGATTCGAAACGTCCGCCGCCGCCAAATCCGGGTTGGCCCTTGGGCGGAAACTCGCTCTCGGTCGTTCCGTACTGCCAGTTATTGTTTTCCAGATATATTTGAGTGCTGTCCGCGTTCCCTGGCCAAGGTTGCGTCCAAGAATTGTCGCCGTATCCCGCCGTGCCACCAGCAGGAACGCCCATATAGTTCGACATTTCTAAGTTCGAACATTCGATAGAGCCAGACCCGGCAAGAGGGATACAGGTCGTGTGGTCGATCACTCCGAAGAAATTGTCGATGAGAATTTTTCCGTTGGTCCCCGAACCGTTCGCGGAGTTGCTGAAACCTGTAAAAGAAATGTTGTCGATGCGGATGAAGGGAGCGCCGGAAGTTGTTTCGACTCCATACAGACTCATTGGCGGGCCGCCGTTCGTCAGCGCCCCCGTGCAGGGCGACGGATTGCCGCTGCCGTTGCATGGAACTATCGCTAGCATCGAAACGTGAACGTATTGCCCTGGAATCGCCGCCGAACATCCAGCTTGCGCTACTCCGTTAAAGGCGATTAGCGGAGTCGAACTATTATTGAATTGATCCAAGATAGTTGTGCTGTTGGTTGCCGAGCCCAATTGGGAAGGTAGATTGTTTGGTACGCCAGCACCGATTATCGAAATGCATTTATTTGTGTTTACGCCAGCGCCCCAGACACAAGTACCCGCAGGGACGGCAACCGTGTCGCCATTTGACGTGAGGTTTATGGCGTTCTGTACGTCGGTCGAGCCGCAAGTGACGGCGTTGAAAGTCGTAGCGCCGGCGACGCTGGGGAACGCCAGGAAGAGCCCGGCCATAAATATCGGCTGCCAGACCAGCTCAAGCGCTAGGACAAATGTTAGGACGTACGCTACAAATTTTTTCATCATCCACCTAGTGATTGGCGATTATCAGAGCAACCGCATATTGCGGAGTCGTTGAGCAGCCGGTTGACGCCAGCGTGCTGGCTGCGGCGTAAAGTAGAGCGTTGACCGAAACGTTGGACGCGATCGACACCACACTTTGGACGAACGTTCCTGAGCCATTACCGACTGTGCCATTCCCCGAAATCGTCAGTGTCGGCCCGGCAATGGTCTGGGTGTTACCGTTCGCGTCGGTGTAGGTGATCGTCGGCTGAGCCGTGTTGCTCGCAGCTGAACAGCCGACGCCGGCGCGCGTCTGGTAAACCTGAATTCCAACGATGGCGCCACTGAAGAAGCTAGCCGCGCTGCTCGAGCCGAGCGCTGCACCAAAATTGGTCGCAGCGGAAACGGGATTGCCGCCCGCGATCGTTGCAGCGACGTTCAACACGTTAGAGGAATTGTTTTGGTTTAATCCCCCCGAGAAAGACAGCGGGGCGTCTCCCTCGTAATCGGTCGACGTCGCCGTGTTGGCCGCGACGAACATCGTGCGCCATTTGTTCAGGACCGGGACCGACGCGCTGCCGTTGAAAGTATCGCCACCGGCAAATGCGACCGTTGAGTTCGTGGTTCCGACGGTCATCAAGAAAATCTGGAACGTGGTCGATGGCTGCGTGGCTGGAAAGGTATACGCGCAAGCCGCCGTGCAATTCATGATGACGAGCTTGCCGTTGTCGGCGGAAGTTGCTCCCTGGGACGTCGTGTACGTGACCGACCCGTTGAACCCGCCGCCGCCCGAACCGTTCGACGCTGCGGTGATCAGGCCTTTCGCGTTGACGGTAATGTTCGCATTCGTGAAAGAGCCGACATTCGAGTTGACCGTGGCAAGCGTTGTAACCAAGCCTCCGGCTGTGGTGGTTAGGTCGCCAGTAAGCGCGGGGAATGCGGTGCCCGATAGCCGCCCATTCGCATCGGTCGGAAGAATCTCAGCCGACCAGTAATTGTTCGAAGCATCGGTCCACCAGAAAGCACACTCGGGATTTCCGCTCGCTCCCTGGCTACGCAGGATCTGCGTCGCATTTCCGTTTACCGTCGACGTCGTTGGCGTAACAGTCGCGACGACCGTTCCGGTATTGCACAACGCGAAAGCGAAACCGCTGGTGAGCGTCGCGCCCGAAGGTACGCTCAGCGCCGTCGACGTGGTGTTATTCGTGAGCTGGACGAGGTGTACGTTATCGGTCTGGGTGACCGCCGGCGTCGCGCTCGATTGCGCGTCGACTGGAACGCCAGGCGTCGAATTCACGATCGCCGTGCCGTTGTACATGAGCGTCTGGCCCGACGTGAGCGACGTCAGCGTGAGTGTGGTGCCCTGCAATTTCGAAACAGTTTGTGACGTGCTAGTTCCGGTCAGGTCGCCGCCCGCCGTGAAACTTCCGCTGGGACATCCGGACGTCGTAGCGCCGCCGTTCGCATCGGTGCACAGCGCCGCGCTGGTTCCGGTAATAGTCCCTGCCGACAATACGTTGACATCAGTGCCTTGAATCGCGGTGAAGAAGACAGCTTTCCCGGATCCCAGTTCGTCGGTGAGCGCGGCCGCAAGATTCGCGCTGGACGGAGTGCCCAGAAAAGTTGCGACACCGGTGCCCAAGCCCGAGACTCCGGTTGAAATTGGCAGACCGGTGGCGTTCGTGAGTACTCCGCTCGCGGGAGTGCCGAGAGCGGGAGTGACCAGCGTCGGCGACGTAGCGAAGACGAGGGCGCCCGTTCCGGTTTCTCCCGTGACGGCCGCGGCCAGATTCGCGCTCGACGGAGTCGCGAGAAACGTGGCTACCCCGGCTGCCAGGCCAGACACACCGGTTGAAATCGGTAGACCTGTCGCGTTAGTCAACACCCCGCTTGCTGGCGTCCCGAGCGCCGGGGTGACAAACGTCGGCGATGTCGCGAAGACCAACGCGCCGGTTCCGGTTTCGTCGGAAATTACTCCAGCGAGTTGCGCGGAAGTTGTCGCGGCGAACTGGTTCAGGCCGGATCCCGTGACGCCGCAAGTGGCGCACGCGATCGCGCCGGCCGCGCTGATGGTGATTGGCGAGCTGCCGCTCAGTCCAGCCGATCCGACATTCGCGATCGGTATCCCCGTCGGCATCATCGCCGCCGTCAGACCGTTCAAGGTCGCGCCAGCCGTAAGCGTTAGAATTCCCGTAGCGCCCAGCGTCAAGGTATGCGGAGATGTGAACGTCAAATCCGGTTCGCAACCGAACGCGCCGCCATTGTTGATTTGAACTGACAGCGCGGTTGTGGTGCAGGGGACGCCGGCGCTGCCGTTCGCCGCTGCGGTAATTGAGCCGTCAGCAGCAACCGTGATATTCGCGTTGGTGTAGCTGCCCGGAGTTACCGCTGTCGCCGCGATGTTGGCGTGCGGGATCCCGGTGGGGAGCATGGCGACCGTCAAACCGTTCAGCGTGGACCCGGCCGCGAGCGTCAGGATTCCGGTGGCACTCAAGGTGAGAGTGTGCGGCGAAGTGAAAGTTAAATCCGGCTCGCAAGCAAAAGCTCCGGAGACGTTGAGCTGCACCGAGCCCGCGACGGCGGTGCACGGAACCGTGATGGTTCCATTCGACGCCGCGGTGATCGACCCGTCAGCGGCGACGGTGATGTTGGCGTTCGTATAGCTGCCGGGCGTGACGGCCGTGGGCGCGATGTTCGCGTGCGCGAGCTGCGCGACCAGGCTTAATACGCCGTTCGTGTCGAAGAAAATTCCGGTGGAAGCGGCGAGAGTCGGAAGCGCCAGGCCGCGCAAACCGACGACGGTTTGTGACGTCAGTGTCCCGTTCAGATCCCCGCCGGCTGCGAACAGCGGACAAGAAACCGTGGTCGCGCCGCCGTTGCCGTCGGTGCAAAGCAAGAGCGCTGAAGTCCCTCCGATCGTTCCCGAGGAAAGCAGGTTGCTGTCGGTGCCCTGGACCGCGAGCGTCATGGTGTCGACGTAGGGCGAACCGGACGTTCCGGATCCGGTTTGCGTCAGCGACCATACACGAGAAGGCGCGGCGATAATTTGCAGGAAATTATTTGACCCGGTAATCGCGGTCTGCGCGCCCCACTGGTAGCTCGCAAAAATGCTCGAGCCGCTGGAAGATCCTCCGAAGATGAATCCATCGACGGTGACCAGGCCGGCGAATCCGGTCGACGTGGTTGAATCATGAAGGAATCCGATGACCCAGGTTCCGGCGGTCGGCGGGTTCGATTGTGCGTGGCACTCGGTCGACGTAGTCGGGCTGTTGACGACGTAGCTCGCGCCGGAATTGAAAGTGTTCGAGTCGAAGGTGCAAAGCGCCAAGCCTCCGAAAGCAAGCGCGGCTGGCGTCGTCGCGGAAACTCCCGCGCCACCGACGACGATATAGGTCGGAACCTGAGTGTCCGTGATGCCGGCATTGATTGCACGGCCGGCGAGAGAAACTTTTGCGGTTCCATTGAGCGTGGTTCCCGTCGTTGTGTCGTTTGGCTGGGGGAACGCGCGCGCGCCATTTATGACCGCCTGGCCCTGGGCCCCCAGGACGGCGAGAAGAATGAGCAGAACCGGTGCGAAAAGTTTTTTGATCATTGCGTCAGCACAACCTTTCCGGCCTGAGCGAGCGCCCAGAGAATCGTTACATTCCCTGAGCTGTCCACGTTCAGGCTGGCGGGTTCGATACGATTTCCGTTCGAGTCATACGTTGCGACCTGCAGGCTGGGCCCCAGGTTGTGAGTCGCCACTGGAATCGACCAGGTGGTGGAGCTGGTTTCGGTCTGCGCGAATACCGCGGGCCCCGTTCCGTTCAGAACGCAATAACCGGATTGCGCGATCGAGAAGGTGACAACGACGTCGAACGTGGTTTGGTTGATCGTCCAATTCGCGGGCAGTAGCGCGTTCGCGGGTGATGCGTTGTCATAGCACGCGAGAATCAGATGGGTGGTAGCGAGCTGGTGAACTGAGCCAAGCATGGTGACCGTGGTGACTGAGACAAACGACTGCGCGTAGTTCGGCGCGGCCGGTCCTCCACCGCCCCCGCCTCCACCCCCGCCGCCCTGCCTCCAGGTCTCAATCCACTGCGACCCGATGAGCGTCAGCCCGATCGCGTCGGTCGACGTGCTGCAGGTCCATGGCGACACGGCCAGCCGGATATCCACGGAACTGACAATCGAAGTGAAGTGGTCACCAGTGCCACAGAAAATCTGAATCGATTTGCCCGGGAACCCGCCGTTGAACGCGGTAATGTTCACGTTCGCGACGTTCTGCGTAAGCCAGTTGGTATAGCCAGCGACCGAGGGAGACGACGTTGACTGCTGCAGCTTGCCGTAACCGCCTAGCAGTCCATCCAGAATGTTGAAGTTCGCGTTAAGGCAGTTGCCCCACACGCCGATGTTTCCGATGGGCGGAAGCCATAGCCGGACGTTTATGGTTGGCGTGCAAGGAAAATACTGCGCATGCGCCACGCCCGAAACGACCGCCAGAAGAAAAACTAGAGCCGCGAGTTTTAGAATTTTCATTCGCATGTCGTCACCAAAAAAAAATGGCTCGCAAGCGCCGAAGCGCCTACGAGCCATCAGAGTCGGTCCTAAAATTCAGGAGCTCAGATCAAGGCTCTACAACCTGGTTTCTTTCAACTCTCGCTTAAGACTCTTGTGCAAACATTCCGCGTCGACCAGCTCGCCATCGCGAAAGTGAATCGACACCGTTCCGTTTCGCGGACCCACTTTGAGAGCGTGAAACAAAACTTCATCGACTTCGAGCTTTTCCCCTGTCGACGATTTGACTTCGCACTTGGGCTGGGCCACGCGCTCTCCTACAGACTTGGGACCACCGTGAACTGCATGTAGCTTTCGTTCACGGTAAAAATTTGGCCGAAGACCTCGAACGACATCGAAGATGCATCGGTCTGACCTTTCGATGTGAACGTGACGGTCGCGCCATTCGCGTAGTCGGCGGTCACAAAACTTGCGGCGAGTGAACCGTTGGCATTGTTCGCGACGGTATCGGCCTGTGACGGCCCCATGATCGTCGTGCCATCGGTGACGTACATGCTGATCGTGTTGCCGCTCGATGCCGTGTTCGATGACCAAAAATACATATAGGTGATCAGCACGCGGCAAGGGCAACCGGATGCCGGCATGGTGATGGACTGACTGTCGAGCGAGTTCAGCACGCCGCCTGAAATGGTGGTCGTTCCGGCGAGAAACTTGGTGGTGACCGCCTGGACCGGACCGCCGCAGGAAAGCGGAATCGTGGTGAGCAAGCCACCCGTCGAAGCCTGGACGCATTTGCCGGTGGTCAAGGCCGAATCGGTGAGGGTCGTGAAGACTCCGGTCGATGGTGTGGTTGCCCCAATCGGAGATGAATCAATCGTTGAGGACTGTACCGCGATGCTGCGGACGACTGTATTCGCCGCGCCGACCGCCACGACGAAAAGCGCGGCGAGGAATAGGGTTTTCGCGGTATTGACCAGAAAATTCTTCACGCCTAGCCTCCCCACTTCGCGTTCCCGATGGCGTTGCCGAGCGAGGCTGCCGCTTGCTTGGCCGCGTTTTTTACCTTGGACCAAAACTTCTTCATATTTAGCTCGAAGTCATCGGATACGGATGTAGTGTACCACTCGAATCAACCATAAAAGATTGGAGTGACGTCTTGTTGGCCCCAGTGTCAATAGCCGCGCCCGGTACATCAGTCGGCCACACGAAAGTATGACCTCCGGCGGAGTTCTGGTGAATGATGTAGCTGATCAAATCTCCCGGCTCTTTGTTGGCGTCGGTCGCACCAGTGACGTTTCCGGTCAGTGTAATTTCCTGAGTGACGCTCTGGGAATAATCGAAATGCGGGGTTGGGCTGAACGCCACGACGTTGATTCCGGGATGGGCTACACCGCCGATCGCGGTTATGAACTGCGCCTCGAGCGCCGCCACGTTTCCGTTGTCGGTGATATTCACGCCCAGCGTATCGGCGATGAATTGTGTGAGCATGGCTGCGACGACGCTGGCCTGTCGCCAGGTCTTGTTCATCTGAGCCGAAGCGATGATCCCGGACTGGACGCCGACCGTCTGCGGACCGGAACCCGCATAGGTGCCCTGAGATTCGACGTTTGCTCCCGCCCCAGTTGCAAAAGGAAGATATTCAGTAGTTGCCATTGGCGCTCCTAAATGTTTATCGGCACGGCCAGCGCGCCGACGTCCGGTCCTGAAATCGTGCTGTTCTCGACATCTGCCCCAAAGATGGGCGTCCCTGGAACGCTCGGTGCGTAGAATCCAGTTATCCTCACGCCAGCCGGGCGCATGAGAAAAAATCCCTGAGTGAAAAGCGTGATCGTCACGACATCGGTCGGTGGATTCAGAAACGCAATTAGCATCGACATGTCCTGATTGTCTTGCACCAAGATTCCGAAGCCGGTTCCGAAGACCTGGTTCCAGATGTTATAGATCCCGGGCACCGTGCCGTCCCAGGCGTTTTGGGCGATGAACAGAAAGAGCAACGTGCGATAGTCTTCGTCATCGAGCGACGTCACGCCAGGCAGATCCCCGCCGAACCACCCGAAAGATGAGTTGATTCCCGGCGCACCATTGTTGGCCGCGATTCCCGGACTGCCGGCTGAATACGTGGTATCGACGTCGGTCAAGAAGACCACGCCATTCACTCGGCCAACGAGCGACGTGCCTTGAATTTCGAGACACAGCAAATCGCCGAACAGCGGCGTGTATGGAACGCTTTGGATGATCGTGCCGACGCCGCCGGCCACGACGTAAAGATTCAGAGTGTTTCCATTCACGGGCGCGAGTGCATAAAAGTTTCCACCCAAGGTCATGCGAACCGCGGGCCCGATGGTTCCACCATTCGTGATGTAGCACTCGGCGAACTGGTCGTTCGTAAACTCGGCCGGGCCAGAAGTCCAATTCGTGATGTAGGTATCGAGCACTGTGGCATTGCACGACATTGCGACTGCGGGAATACCGCCGAGGACAGTCGTATCGGTCCCAGAGATGATCGTCGTCCCGTTCAGCTCCACAGAAATGGTTGACCCAACGGCGCGAAGTCCGATCGTATCGCCCAGGTTTACGGTCCCGGTCCAAGTCGGCCCGATTTGGTTTTCGTTTCCGTCCGTTATCGCGATGTTGAAACCGGGGCCAAGCGGACCGGTCAAATCCGCAACGTAGAATTGCAAAGTAGATTGCGTAAATCTGACCAGGGGGAAAATCGCGCCGTCGCACTGTCCGATTGTTATTTCGGAAAGTTGATTGTCTCCAAAAAGCGCGCCGACATAGGCTTCTCCGCAAATGCTTGCCGAATCCGAAGCGCAGCATTTGTCTGAAATGATTTGTAACGGGTCCGTCGAACCGAATACCGGCCCCAGGTCGATCTCGGCCCACTCGGCGGGGTTGAGCGGATTTTCATTCGCGCGGGTGAAGTTGTCGGAAGGATTCTGCGTCCAGAATGACGCGGCCCAGGTGCCGTTCGCCGATTGGCTCACCGCCTGGTCGCCAGCGATTCCCATCTGGCCGTTGGCTGAAGTCCAGGCCGAGCCGAGCGACGTCGCGTTGGCGCGCTGGAAATTGTCTTCGGCGAGCGGAATGTCGATCGCTTGTTTCAGGTTCCGGCTCACGCCGACCCACTGCCCGATTTTGTCGAGCTGGTCGCCGACCGCTTCATCGACGTCGAACAGGTCCGAAAAACTCGCCAGCAAATTCTGCTGGTCGACGCCGGCCTGGGCGAGCAACGACACCAAAGCCATGAAGTTGGGCTTCTGGTTATGCTCCGACGTGATGAGCTTCAGATAGTCGTTGATGTTCGCCATTTTTTATAGAGTCGTCAGCACCACGTTCGACGCATCGCAGGACGCGGCCTGATTAAACAAAATTGAAATGTCATCTTCTTCCGTCGGGTTCGCCGCGATGCCGATGAACAATTCGGTGACATGGTACGTCAGGCCTTCCGGATTCCGGTAATTGTTTGCCGGTCCGAAAATCCAGTTGTAGAAAACATCCTGGCCGATGGGCAAGCCGTTGATGAAGTTTACGATCGCGTTGACCAGGTCCACGCCATCCTGCGCGACGTATCCGGTGAGCGGTTGAATCGTAACCGCGACAAAGATTGGCGTCTCGGCCAGTTCAAAAAAGTTGATGGTGATTGGCACTCCGGAAGGGTCCACCACAATTTGGGATGTCGTGCCGAACGTCCCGGTCCCTGGGGATTTGGTCTGCTCGATTAGCGTCGCGATAGTGAGGATGTCTCCGCCCAAAACTACAGCCGAAATAAAATGGCCCGGGATCCCATTTATATCGGGAACGCCGGTATTGTTTTCGTACACGATCGAGCGTTCCACGCCCATGCTATTCGCGATCGCGGCGGCAATCGTCGAAAGCGGAGTCTTGGCCGAAATCGAAGTCGATACCGACTGGCGTTGACGGAGCGTGGCGTCATCTTCGACGGCCGCTCCTACTGTCGCCGCGGACGAATTATTCACTGACTGCCAGCCTTGAACCACGGTTTGAATCTGCGTGATGGTGTTGGGCGCACCCACGATGGCGCCGGGGTCCTGCGCCGTCGCGGTGACGTTGATTGTTCCGGCCATGGGAATCGTTACGCTTGCCGGAAGGTCCCAAAGATTCCCGGCTGTATCAGCGACAATTCCGTTGGTGATGACGGTGCCGGCGACGCCTACAATCGTGACCGTCGCGGTGCTGTTCGTTCCCGCCTCGCGCGCCAGGCCATTGATCTTGACCAGCGCGGACAGTCCTGCGCCTTGGGCGAACGTCGGCATGAAACTGTTGTATGCGGCGATGATCGCCTGATTTGTGTTGAAGATGGCCAGGGCGAATACTGCGATCATCTGGTAGTCCTGCGTATCGGGCGTCAAATAAATATCAGCGCCGAAAATCGTCTGCAACGACTCGATGAGACTGTTTAGAATGTCGTTGTACGCTGGGGCGCTGATGCCCGTCGCGTCGATCGTTGGTGCCAAAGTAGCAAGCGGCATTTATCTCACCCCACCGACAGAACTGTGTTGATCGTGGTCGCGCCGTAAATCGTGTTGACGGTCGCCTGAACCGAAAGGCTGCGCCTCGACGAATTGAAGTTCGAGGAATAGCTTGCGATTCCGCTCACGCCTTGCGTACTCAAAATCTGATTCTTGATGGCCGGGTCGTAAAGCGACTGCGTGTTGAATCCGAGCACCTGTGTAAACCAGGGCATGCCCGCGAGCAGATTCAGAAACCACTCGCCCTGAATGAGCAAAAGCCCCGTGAGGATGGCTTGCGCCACCGTCGCCGGGGTGTTGATCAAAAACTCCGAAGGCCCGAGTCCGAACGAATAATCCCCGGATGCCGTGAGTGCTCGATACCTCATAGGGGTGGTCCTGTGTCTCCGCTTCCAGTCTGTACGCCGCCGTGCAAATGCGTCGAAACCGGAACGCTGTTGAATGTGCCTTCGTCCGTTCCGACCGTCGTACCATTCACGACCAGGTTGCCATTCACCACCAGACCGCCAGGCGCGTTGATTGTGACGGCGCCGGTTGTGCCATCTATTTCGATGGTAGCACCGCCCTTCGACACGACATTCACCGAACCATCGGGAGCTAGTTCGATGTAGGTCAATCCGTCAACGCTCCGGATCTGCAGGTTGTCGGTGTCGACGTTCTCGATTAGTCCGGCCTGGCTGAACGGTCCGACAATCACCATGGCGTCGGCGAAATCGTGGAAGCGAATTTCGGGCTGGTTCTGCTGGCCACCGTTTTGCCACCAGCCGTCGATGCATCGACTCTGAAAAATAATCAGACACTCATCATCGGGTTGAATCGGGAAGGTAATGACGAAAGGTCCTCCATTTGGAAAGACCACGGGAACATCTACGATCGGCGGCATGGGTGCCCAAAAGAAAGTCCCGTCTTTTTTTTGCACGTAGGAATTTATGTTCGGCTGCACTACGCAGGTCATTTTCGTCGCGTTGAAACTGATGATGTTCCCAGGCAGCGCGGTCCACAGCTCGCCGACGTAGCCCTCGATCGCGGCGCGGATTGCTTCCTCGAGACTGCCTTGGAATTCCCGTTGATCAGCCATTCGGTCCGTAAGGGAACACCGCGGGTGCTCCCGGTTGAGGATTCGCGTTTATCGACAAGCACACCAGGTCGGAGAACCAATTGTTGTCGCGAGTGTCGCCTTCATGTTCGACCACAATTATTCGATACGTCCCGTCGTTCGAAGTGTCGATGGTCGCGAGCAGGTTCGCCGCGACTCCGTCGTTCAAGCTGTTCAGGTATTGATTCTTGATTGTGGTTTGCGTGATGTCCTTCTGGTTGATTTGCACCTGGCCGCCAACCCGGAAGTTTGGGTTGATTAGCGCCGTCACGTTGATGCCTTGCTGCGTCGATTCGGGAAATCCGATTAGACCGGTCTGGCTGTTGAGTACTATCGCTTGGCCCGGTAGCACGTCATCATTCGCGACCACCGTCAGCACGCCATCCTGAATCGACCAACGCATCCCATAGTTCGCCAGGTCCCGCATGTACGACCGCGCCAGACCGAACATGGTTTTGCCGCGCGGCAGGATCCCGCCGAAGCCCTGTGCCGCTTGATTGAGCTGGTCAGCCGCCGCGCCGTCGATCTGCAGTCCCATCGACTGCGCGATTGCGTTGAGGCGCTGCGCTGGCGTCGACCCGGCCGGAACTGTTACGCCGCCGGCGTTCTGTCCCATGGTTCCGAAGTTATAGATAAAGTCGCCATCGGACGCATAGATGTCGAGAAAGTTGTCGGTGTTTCGTTCCTTGCCGCGCACGAATTTGGTAATGGATCCTTTGAAAATGGTCCCGACTGGCTGCGAAGGATATCCCGCGTTCAGCGCGACGTAGCCATATTCCGAAATCGCCTCGGCTACCGTTTGCTGCGTCGGATTGTAAACTCGAATGTAGGCCTTATTCAGCGATTCAGAATCCTGCGCGGTGGTCTTGAATTTTATGCGTAGGCCTGAAAGGTCGAGCGCGTTGGTCTGGCTAATGAGATAGAGTCCAGCCTGACGGCCGAACTGTACATTCGAAGGAAATCCGGACGGCGAACTACTCATCGTCCACCGTCACAAAATAAAGATTCCCTAGAGTGCCCAGGTTGACGAAGGTCGGAACATCATCCGGCAAGTTTGTGGTCTGCGCGATGAGCTGTCCGCCGAAATTCAAATAGCCGTACTGCTCGAGCAGGTTCGCGCCAGTGACCATGGCGATTCCGCGAACGAGCCAGTTGCCCTGGTTGTCGGCGATGTCGATTTGCCAGCATTGCGCCTGGTCATTCCAGTACACGAACAATTGGTAGATGATGCCGGCGAGCGCGATGGTCAGCGTCTGCGGCTGATTTATCAACGGGACTTGAAGCGCGGTCACCGTGGGCGTCGTGCTCATTGCGGCAACGCTCCTGCGTCAAAATTCGGCGCACCATTCAGGTTTACGGTTCCCTGGTTTACTGTCCCGCCGGTCTGTTGCGGAATCGATTGAGCGGCCGGCTGCGCGATCGCGACCAGCTGTGTGGTCGCGAACAAAATTTCCTGAAACGAAATCTTGATCGACAGCACGTTCTCGGTTTCTTTGTCGGTTCGAACGGCCAGCGATTTGATTACCATGTTCTGGTAAATGCGTTTCCCGGTGTAGACCTTGCACGGGACGAATCCCTGTTTCAGTGCCAGGAATTGCGCGTAGAGCGACGTCAGAAACGATGGGTCCTGCGTCGTGTTTTGTGGACTGCCGCCAGCCCAGCCATACGTCAGCTCCAGGCGAGACGGCTGATTGAACGCATGGTCCGAAATAACGGATCCCTGTTCTACGGGGTTTTCGGTGATTATCGATTCGTCGTAGTGCAATTCCTCGACGGTGATGTCGGGAGTGAGCGTCGTGATCTGCAGCGCCGTAGTCGACGACAACACTGGCCCAGAAGACGACGCCGGCGAGCTGCCAGAACTGTTCTGGCCCACGATCGCGCGGTACGGCTTGATATAGGTGACGACGGGCAAAGGTGATGAGCTCATTTCACCGCCCCTTGCATGTCTCGCAGCAAATTCCCGTTGACCGTGGTTTGCTCGTCGGCCACAGCTTTCCCGGCTTCTTTCGCATCGCCCGAGCCGTGAATCGTGATGTTCGTTTCCTGCTGAATGGTGACTGGCTTGTCGAATAATTCGCGCTCTTGCTCGCGGCGCGCGGACAGGCCTGCGTTCGGGACTAGCACGCCGTTTACTCGCGCCTTGTTCCACTTTGCGAACTCGTTATCTGCTCCCGCGAAGTCGCCGGCGTTGACGTCTTTCAGTAGAGTTGAATTCTTGAACTTCTCGGGCCCCACATTGAAAACGAAATCGGTCAGCGCGTCGAGCTGGTTCTGGTTTAGCGAACGAGTCACCATCGACCGGACAGCCGCGGCTGCTTCCGACGTGTCTTTCCCGAGCAGCTCGAGCGCCTGTTGGTTGGAGATCCCGCCAGAGAAATCTTCGCCCGGCTTGACCAGGTGCCCGAAGCCAACCGTCGGCTTACCCGTGATGTCTTTGTAGACCTGGAGCGACTTTCCTTCGAAGCGTTTGATTAAATCGCCGAGCGAGGAAGATGCTGATTTCGCTCCAGACTCGAGCTTGTCCCGATAGTGCCATCCTAGCCAGGCGAGCGCGATCGCGGCGACAACGGCAACGATTCCGATAATCACCGGGGCCGAAAGCAGACCGGCGCCGCCCGCTGCCGCCGCGCCGCCCGCTTCGGCTGCCGCCGAGCCTCCACCCAACCCGATAAATCCGAGAAGACCTTTCAACGCGGCGAATCCCCCGAATGCGGTCGCAAGTGTAGCGACGATCGAAGCGAACGCACTCGATAACCCGTGGGTCGATTTGTTCATTGCGAGCAAAAAGTCTGCACCGGTCTGCAGGAGATGAACGAGCCTTTCCGCAAATGGAATCAGCTCCGCAAATCCTGAAATCCCGATGAGCTTAATCGTGGCCCATAACGTACCGACGTCCTGCATGAACTGATTGAATTGCGCGGCTTGCTGGTCCGGGTTTACCCCACCGAGCGCGGCTTTGTCGGCTAGGACTTTCTGATATTGGATGTACTGGGGCAGAAACCTTTCGAGCATGTGCAGCGTTTGTTCGTCGATACCGAACTGCTCGGCGATCCGCGCGGCGAGAGCGTGCTGCAGCGGACCTTGCGCGGAGAGCTGCGCCAGGCGGTTGATGAGATTATTTAGGTTTTGGACGTTGTCGCTGACCTGGGTGAGCCCGAGCTGCTTGAACCAAATCCCCAGCGCCGGATTCGAGCGAATCGAAGACGCCAGATTCTGGACCAGGCCTGCGGCTTTGTCGGCCCCGATTCCAATCTGATCGGCCGCGAAGCGAAGCCCCATGAGCGCATTGACCGTGGTGTCCGCGCCGCGCGAGGCGAAAAACAACTGCTGCATGTCATTTGCAGTTTTGAGAAACGCTGCGGAGATTGCGGCGGCGGCGACGGCCGCGCCCTTGCCCAGCTCGGCCAATCGTTCGTTGGTATTTTTGAGCCGGCCTTCTAGGTTCCGGTATTCCTGCTCGTCGACGGCGAAGCCGATGGCGACCAGGAATTCACGGAGTATGTTGCCGGTCGCCATTTACTTTTTCTTCCTCTCAAGGTGCTGGTGGAGTCGCGCTTCATTTTCATCCAGCACATTCAGACAATCGTTCATCTTCAAAACGTCGACCAGGTTGAGCGTGAAATCGACCAGCGACTCGTATTTGCACATCCCGCGGACGACTGGCCGCAAGACCATGTCGTCGTCGCTCGCCATTCGCGCCCATCGTATCCCCGCTACTGCTTCGCTGGATCCGGAGACTTCGGTCCAGCGGAAGGAAAAAAACCGGACATATTCTCCATCAGTACTTCTTTCACGAGCGTGAGAACGGTCAGTCCGCTCATGTCTTGATATTGCATCGCCTTTCCGGTAATCACTTTGACCGACTGGCCGTGATCGATTCGGCGCACGGCTAGAAGACAGGTCGTGAGTACGTAATCCAGGTCATCATCCGGAAGCTTAGCGATGCCGTCGAGCAGCGGAAACAGACTATCGAGCTTGAACTCGCCGTCGACCATTCCAGAAATTGAGGCAGCGCCGGCGAGCAACGGAGCGAGTCGCTTGGCGCAATGAAATTGCTGGAACACGTCGAGCTTGCCGATGATGTACTCGCTACCTTCTAGGGTGAGGCGGTCGCTCATTTTCTTTTACCTGTCTTTTGGAGCACTTCCGCGCGGAGAACTTCGAGGGTATTTAACTGCGAAATGGAAAGTCCGGCTTGCGGGATTCCCCACGAGCGACGGAGCCTCATCGTTTCCTGATCGGATGGCTCTTGGCGTTGGTCCACGGACCGGGAGATTACTACAGCGGAACTCCCGAGCCAAGGACCACTTCCATCACGCCGACGTTGAAGTCCCATTCCAGGTTCCCCGCTGCGCTCGCGTAGTCGTTTCGCGGAATTTTGGTGAACGCCGCGGACGTGCCGGTGTAGTTATCTCCGGACACCGCGTTATTCAGAACGATGGTGTTTTTTCCCCACAATCCCGAGCTGACTTTTTGCACGTTGTACATCGCGACTAGCAGCGAATTCACGGGCGACACTTTCTGTAGACGCACCATGAATTTCCCGCCGAGCGCAGCAATGAGCGAGTGCATGGGCGAGCCATCCGCGCCAAAAGCCAGACGGTCCTTGTCCTCGGTGAATTCGACGGAGATTCCTTCCTCGGCGTTCGCGGATCCCGCGCCGAGCGAGATGGAGCCGCCCGGCCCGACAATCGTGCAGGAGACGTCGAGGAACGAGTAAACCGGATTCGGTGCGTTGATCTGTGGCATCGGTCGAATCTCCTAATTAAGAATTCACTGAAACCAAGACGTCGACTTCCTGTACGGCGCCCGCGAGTTTGACCGCGATTTGAATCGGCACACCGATTCGCGCCGACCGTTGGGCTTGGGTCTGCGAGGCCATCGACGGGCACCAGATGTAATAGCCCTTGCTGACCGTGTCTCCGGTATTGAGGGCCCCGAATCCCGCGGACGTCCAGGTGCCGGGAGCAAACAATCCGTTGTTTACGAATTGCTGAGCGACATTCGCGATCGCGGTGGTGATGGTCGCCATGCCGGGATCCGTTTGCGGAACCTTGGTCGGAGTCGTGAAAAGAACATTGAAGACCGCAGTCTGCGCCAGAATCGCGAAAACCAAAACGCCAATGACGGAATCGATGTACTGGCCCGAGCAGCATTGGCCCATTTCGATGATCGCCGTAGCGTTATTGTAGGCGACGTATACGTTGCAATTTTTGGCTTCGAGCGCGTTGACCTGCGTGATCGACAGGTTCTCCGGAGTGATGCCCGGCTCCTGTTTGTACATGAGCGTGATGGCCGAACCGCTCGCCTGGTAGTTGGTGGTGAGGATCCGGCCGAGCAAGCTGACGACGGCCGCGGAATTAGAAGACGAATACTGCACGCACGTCCGGTTGAGTCCCAACTGTTGCAGCAAATATGCGAGCGACGTGGTGTCGCCAGGAGTGAGCGTCGCCGCTTCCTGCGACGTCACACCGTAAAAGTGAATGTTGGCCGACGTCGCTTCGATATAAGGTCCGATCGCGAGCGCGTCGGCGTCCACGATTCCCAGCACGGTCAAACCAAACCACAATTGGCCGAACAGCGAATCCATGAGCGTGACGCAGGTGATGGCGCTTTCGGCAACTAGGCCCGGCGCTTGGAACGAACCGGATGCGAGCTGCGAAAGTCCGGTCAACACCGAGATGTCGGTTCCCGAACCAGGCGCGGTGGCAAATGACACAGAAGACGCTGCACCGGTGGTGTTAGACGTAACGACGAAACGCTGATAAATCGCGTTCCAGACGATCGTTGCGCCAGTTAGTCCCCCTTGAATGACCGAGGCGACGGCGTTCATGTTTCCTACGGCCGAGAAGTTCAGTCCGGTCAAGTGTTCGACCGACCCGCCGTCGATCGTGATATTCATCGCGCCGGTGGTGATTGAGGTCCAGAAAGACGGAAGCTGCGAAGCCGCGGGAAGCGTCGCGCCGAGTAGCTGGCCGGCTGACGCAGTCTTGACCCAGCGACCGATTAAAAGTGAGGTGGGTTGCGGGTTCTGTGAGAACCAGAGAACGGCGGCGAGATATTCGGGGGCGCTCGTTCCGAAGTCGGCGGCCACTTGCGCGATCGACGTATAAGTCCGAATGCGCGTCACGGTGTCGATGACGGTGGACGACCCGACGACCAGCATCGAATTGATGTTCTGCGCTTGCGCGGCCTGCGCTTGCAGCGAAACCTGGACGTTGATCAGTCGTGAAATCGGAAGCGTCGCGACACTCGACATGGCTAAATCCTCCTACAAATTGAAAGGCCCGATGCCGTAGGGCAGTTGCCCGTATCCCGGCTCGACCTTGAAGTCTTGTTTACCGCCCTCGCCGGCATCGACGCAGAACGGGACACCAATCAAATTCGGCGACTTGTACTTGTAAATCTGTTGGCGGCGCAAACTGAATCGCACGTCTTCGCCTCGAAGCCACTTATTCTTGACCAGTGCGGGAGCCGTGACGGTTTCGCGCACCAAAATCAAGTTAAAACCGTTTTGCATGAGCTGATATCGATTCTGTTCTAACGCAATACCGATTGCAAACACTTCGCTGTTGGCTTGTGCCTTAGGACCATAGAAGCTCGCCAAAATTTCGAGCTCCTGATTTCGAATCACGCGATCGTGCGAAAGGTCGAAGTTAATCGGCGACGTGTGATGGTCGACGAAAGCGAACGCCGGCCGAGTGCGTGTCAGCCCTCCGACCGCGGCCCACGAAACATCGCGTTCGGGCGGGTCGGGTGGATTCTCCTGCCAGCGCGGTCGGACTAAATCGCCATCCAGTCCGGTAATCTGCGCGACGGTTTGCTGCATCAATCGATCGAGCAGCAAATCGTTCAGCTCGCCGTTGGTTGAATACGGCGGCGTGAATGCGCCAGGGCCAGGTTGGATTTCGGGTTCGATCATTCCCGCGCCTTCGTCGGGCGGTCGACCATGTCGGTCGACTCGCAGGTACATTGCACAAATCCCTTCGCGAAATTCGAATAGTCCTTCACATCCGTCACCAGGAACTGATTGCCGTTCCACTCAATGACGTCCGGCTGGAACTGGACCTGGTCGGTCGTTTCCGATTCGCCGCGCAGCGCGAACCGCGTGATGATGACAATCGTTTTGGCGTTGACCTGGCGCGCGGCCTCGCGGGTCAAACCTTCCTGGCCATCGGGATAAATGACGCCGCGAACATTCGGGATGCGGTTGATGGTCATCTTCCCTTCGCCGAAATTGTTCACGACCTGCTGTCGCCGCAAAACGATGCAGGTGTCGAGCGTGTACGGATTCGTCAGCGCGACAGACAAATCCATCATCGGCATCAGCGTGTACTCGGTCGCAGCACATACGAATAGTGCTGCAGAAGTTGCGCGGTATCGATGAGCGGCTTCGTTCCGGTGCGGCCGCGACGCCGGCGAGCTGCCAAGGTCGATGCGTCGAGCGGCGCGAATGGCCCGGTCTGCATTTTATTCTGGACGCCCGAAACCGCGATTTGCCCGACCGCGTGAAGATTGCGTTCGACTCCGGTCGCGCTTCCTTTCAGCGCTTCGAGCGCGGCGGCTTTTAGGTACGGCATGAACTTCGGTTCGGCGTCGAGGATCCCGGGCTCGAGATGCGGCCGCGCGGGAATATTTTGCGTGGGGCTACCGAAGTTGTGAATGTATGCGAGTGCGGCGTTCCCGATTGCGGTTGGCTTTCCAGTGGCCGGGTCCGGGTCCCGGTAATCTTTTTCCTGCGGGATGCCGACGAGGACGTCGGTCTTCGTGAGCGCCGCGACGCCGCGCGCGAGCTGCGCGGAATTGTCGGTGACCTTGATGGACGAAACCATTTTGATCAGTGGTCGCGGCATCAGTTTCCGAAGGTGGTAATTCCAGGGCGGGTATTGGGTCCGGAGTACGCTGGACCTCCGTCCGAAGCTCCGGGAACTGTTCCAGCAATGCAACCATCTGGGCCAACTTGGATAGGGCCCATTCCAGCCAACTGCAGGAGTCGGTAGAAACGAGTACCGTATGTCGTGAGGTTGTAATTGCCGGCTCCTTCCTCGAGAGTGTCGGGCACATCGTAACTGAGATTGACGTCGCCCGCGCCTTCGGCCGAAATCGCGCCCTTCGAAATTCCCGGCCATCCCCCGGCTTGCGCGGAGCTCTGCGCCTGAGCCTCGAGCACCATATTGTGCGCGGCAAAAAGTTCGGTGGCCAGATACAAAATGTTGGGATCAACGAACCGTTCAGGGCGAAGAAGGAAAGAAGCGACCGCCAGCCAATAATTTAGTGTTGAAGGAAGATACGTGGTGGCGTTCGCGAATTCAGGAAAGTCTTCGCGGAATTGCGCGACGGTTACGACGGGAGTAATGTTTGCAAACGGCACCGGGCCTCACGTTTGTTTCCAGAGCGCGGCGTTGCGGCGATTGATTTCCGCTGCCGTAATTTTTACCGGAACGGTTTCTTCCGCGTCGATCGTCGGCTGGTACGACTGCGTCGATCCCGCGCCAGATCCCGCGCCGTTCCCAACCAGGGGCACCTGATAATCGGCCGATTTGCGCGCTTCGTTTTCGGCGATCGCCACAGCTTGTTTCTCCGGCTTCCCTGCATGGCGCTCGGTCGCGATGTTTTGAGAAATGGTCGCCTGCGAACTGCCCTCTTTTAGCGGCATGCGACTCCTTACTTATCGAAGCCGAGTCCCGTCGCGATGGGCTTCTTTTGCTGGTTGCCGCGATTCGACTTCATCTCTTCCGCTTTTTTGTTGATGGTGTAATTCTTGTGCGCAAGAATCGTTTTCGTTCCTTCCTCGTCGACGATTTTGGTAGCTGCTTCGCGGTCGGGAGTTTCGCCATCGGCGACTTGTTCCGACATGAGCCAGCTGATCGCTTCCTCGCGCAGCGGATTGACTTGCGTCGCCGCGCCGGCTTCGCTCCCGACTTCCGAGGCGGGCCGCATGTTGGCGACGATGTATGGATGGTTCTTCAGCTCGACCGCGACGGCGTTCATGCCCTTGAAGTAGTCGATCGTTTCCCCCTGGTGCAAGGTAAGCGTGAACGGCGAGTCGGCGAACATCAGAACTTTGTCGCCCGAGAGCTGCGCCAGGTGGGGAACTTCGGGCATGGGCTTCAAGTGCGGGAATCGCTTCTGAACTTCTGCTCGCGTCGGGGGAGTGCTGGTTTCCATGGCTTTTGTCTCCTAAAGCTACGGGCCGGATTATGAGTCCGGCCCGCGAAAGTTGTCAACGACGACCGGCGTTTAGATCTGGTCGAAGTAGCCGACGGTCTGGGGGTACACGAATTCCATGACGCCCAGGCGGCAGAAATAGGTGGTCTTGTGGTAGATCCCGTCGTACTGAATCGGAGTGCGCTGCAACATGGTCATCGGGAAACGGACCTTGTCGTAGGCCTTGGTGTACACGATCATCCGATCGACCGTGTTCAGCGTTCCGATCGTGCCGCCGGCTCCTGCGCCGATCGCCCACTTGAGCGGAAGAATTTCGAGCTTCGCGCCGCCGTTCTGCTCGAGCAGGTTGTTGTCTTCGATGTACTTCTTGATCGATACGTTCCCCGCGTTTGAAACTTTCGCCGTGGAGATGTAGCCGTATTGAACTGGAGGAAGCAGGATCCGGTTCGACATGATGGCGAAGCCCGACGCCGTCCAGACCGAGACGAGCGCGGTGTTGATGTCGGCCAGAATTTCATCCGGCGATTTGCTGACCCACTGCGTGAAGCCGGCTGCGCCCGCCGGGACGTTGGTCTTCGTCACGTTCGGGTTGGTGATTAGGCCCTGGTCGCCGGTGGACGTATCGCCGATGTAGACCTGTTCGTCGATGTCCATCTGGTGCTTGAGCGACATGCCCTGGAATTTCTGCACGTCGATGGGACGGCCGAGTTTCGCCGCGCTCTCGAGTTCCGGAATCGTGTACTTCAATTCCGTGCCCCAGAGGCGCAAGGGCGAAACGAACTTGCCGATGTCGACGCCGATGCCGGTAATTTGCGACGTGTTCTTTCCGATCCACGCCTTACCGTTGCCGATGCCGTTCCCCGCGCCCAGGCCTCCGGACGCGCCGTAGGTCGAAGCAGTGAAGCTCGACACTTCGTCGGCGAGCGTGACGTCTTCGCGCAAGTCGATGTCGCGGCCCCAGGTGACGGCGGCGAGAGGGTTGTGGAGCGTCTGATCGAGGCGTTCCAATTCTCCGATCAGGAACGCGCCCGTCGAGTCATAGGTGCGCGTCGACCCCGAAGCGGAATCGTAAACGTCGCACGGGCGACCGAAGCGCATCCCGGCATGCGTGGGGATATTGTCTCCGCACAGACCGTGGTCCATGACCATGCTCGTCTGGTCGAACGTCATGAGCTGGTCATTGGTCCGACGGCGCCCCGCGAATTCTCCGCCACGCACCGGGCGGGAAAACAAGCTCTTGAGTGATCGCATGTCGTTACGCTCCCGTTACAGATTCAAAATCTGCTGCTGCAAAATTGTTAGAACTTCAGTTCGACGAGGCCATCTGGACCGGCCGGGCCGTTGAAATAAACGCTCGGAACCGGAAGGGCGATGGTCGAACCGCCGGTGGACGACACTTCGAATCCACCCTGGACGTGCGCGCCGCTCGAGGCCGCAACCCAAACGAAAACCGGAGCGCCTTTGACGATCGCGCCCGTGCCCGATTGCGCAACGATGACGTAGCCCGACTTCAACACGTCGATGACGCCGGCCGGCGGTACACCCGCGGTTGGTGCGCTGGTCGGACCGGAAATCGCGACGGCGCCGAAATTCGAAGTCGAAGACGGCTGAATCGGGAAAGGACGAACCGCGACGCCCGCGATATTCGTCAGGCCGGTGTCGCCCGCGACCATGCCGCGATAGGCGTTCGGCGTGTTGCCGGTCAGTGAGAAATACACCGCCAGGCCGTAGGCCCCGACCGGGTTCGTCGTGTCCTGCAAGCCCTGCTCAATCCAGAACGGGTGTGATCGATTGACGTCGCCCTGGAATCCCGTGCCCATCCGGAAACCGAATGACACGCCGTCGTGGGTGCGCCGACGCATGACCAGGAGATTTCCCTTTCGATCGCGCATGTGCGGCGTCGGGGAGAAGCTGCCAACCAGTGCTCGCATGGTTTCGAATTTCATGGTCTATCGGCTCCTTGATTCAAAATCGGTTCACAAAACTCTTTGCCGTTCAGTTGAATTCAACTTAACGGGCGTTTTGGCGATTCCAGAATTCCGCGTTCGCCTTGTTCACATCCGTGATCGAGCGGATCTTGCCCTTGCCGGAATCGGCCGTTGCGGCTGCGCCGTTCGCGCGAGCCGGCTGCGCTTGGTTAGCAACTTTCTTCGCCGCGCCCACCGCGTTGAATAGCGTGCGCGTTTCGTGGCTCGACAGTTTCTCGATACCATCGGCGGTAATTTCGCGGCCGCGAATGGCCCACGTGAGCTGGCACGTTGCCGCATCGAGCAATCCGAGTTTCAGCGCGCGCTTGCGCAGACCGGTGACGGCTTTCAGCGTGACCGTCGGCTTGGCTTTTGAATCGAACGTTGCGAGCTGCACGCCAGGGGCGATGATTTCGGCTGTCGCGAGCGTCTGTTGGAACGAACCTTCGAGGACCGCGGAGTCGCCGGTGAGCGAGATGGCCGAGTCGCCGGTTCCCGGCGGCACTTCCTCGGACATTTCGTCCTTGGCTTCTTTTTCCTCTTTTTCCTTTTCCGCTTCGGCGTCCTTCGAGGCTTTGTCCTCGGACTCGGTCTTGCCTTTCTTGAGTTCCTCGATCGAGTCCATGACTTTCTTGAACGAGTCGTCGATTTTCTTTTCCATCTCGCCGAACTTGCCCTCGATCGCGGCGTCGTTCCACTTGGGAGCGCCATCACCCGGGGCCGTCGACGTTCCGGCTTTGCCCGGTTCGCCGCCGATATGGAAGTGCTGTTCGACCTTGTGACCTTCATCCGCGGAGTCGTACGTCATGGCCGTCGCTTCCGTCGGAGCTGCGGCCAGAATCGCGTCGATGTTTTTCTTGGCATCGCCGGTCAGCTTGGAAGCGGCGCAGCGCAGGGATTCCAGAAAGTTTTTCTTGGACATTTCGTTTCCTCCGAATTTTTCATCGCCGACACGACACGTTGAACCGCATCGCGCCATATCGACCAGCGCCACATGGTTCACGATGATATTTTTCTGATAACCGCGCCCCGGCTCCGTCTGGAAATAGTCGCAGTCGTATCCGCAGGACAGCTCGACCTTGCCCCCGTCGATTTCTTCGATCGCATCGGCATCCATGACCACGACATCAGCGACCAGGTAATCCGAGAGGTCGCCTTTGCCCCGGCGAGGATCCAGCACGATTCCGATCGCCAATTCCTTGAAATTGGTGGGATCCACTGGGTGGTGGAAACTGATCAGCGGCTTTGCGTTCGCGCTCGCAATCGTTTCCGGCCGGAACACTTCATCTTCGTGGCGCTCGATCGTGACCAGGCCGCGTTCGTCGCCCTTGAGGTGAACTTCGGCTTCGGTGTAAATCTGCTCGCCGATGCGCGCGATCGGTGATTCGGGGAAAACGTAGAAACCCTCGGGCGTCTTCCACTTTTTCGCCGAGAGCTTTTCGGTTGTGTAGAACCGCATCGCCACGCGCATTGCTCCAAAAAAAAACGGCCACCGACCCGGTTAGGGTCGATGGCCGTCAGAGTTGGTCCCGTCTAGCGGGAGCTCAGATTGGGGCCGCTAAACTTTTACAGAACGCCTTTGTTCGAACTCGCTACCACCTGCGCCGTGCAAGACGTCCCGGTGAAGGTGCCACTCGAAACAATTTCGAAACCGGTATAGCCCGCAAGGTTCACGGTGTAATTCACGGCGGTCACGTTGAAAGCGGGGAACGCGGCTCCGGTGACGATCACGGGTACGTTCGAAGTGTAGACGCCGGCGAAATAGGGAATCGCGAAATAGTTCGTCTTGGTGGGCCCGACGTCGGCGGTCGCCTTGATCTGCAGGGTGCAAGCGGTCGCGGTCCCGGAAATTATCACCTGGGCGGTGGAGACGCCGCCGATGAGCTGAGTCTTGGTCTGCGAGGTCGCGGTGAAGACCATCGCGGGGTATTGCACGTTCGGAAGGAGTATCGCTTGTGAACCGGGGTAGTTCGGAGTTTGTGCTGTCAGATGCCGCTCGGCGAAACCGCCGACGATGAGCAACGCGGCCATCACTGCGATCGAAGAAATTTTTCGGAGCCAGGTGTTATTCATTTCGCATTTCCTCCGGGTCAGTCCCCATACTGGAGAACAAAGGCCGCGTTGTACAGGATTAAATTATTCGCGTTGTCGAATTGCGGCAAGGCGTTCGGAAAAGTAAATAGCACCGTCGTGCCGTTGAGCTGCACCGTGACGTTCGCTAGGTCGCCGACGATGCCCTCGCCCGTGATGGCTGGATCCACGATTCCGGTGGGAAGGTTCCCGCGAAAATCTTCGCTGACTGGGGCCACGCTGCAATCGATCGAAAGCGTGGTTGATTCACCGTCGGAATTAAAGGGAACGTTGTATTGCTTTCCGGGCGTGTTCACACTCTGGAATCTAAGTACGATCTGCGGAATTGTCAACTGCGGTTGTCGAATCCGCTATCTGGTAAAACTCGAATTTAATATTTTTTATCTTGGTAGAAATCCAGTCGTACATCTCGGGGGCCCCTACAACAGAAACTCTTTGCCTAAGAATATCCGTCTGACGTTTAGTCAGGCGGATTCGGCATATGCCGTCGGTTGAGCAACAGATTTTGCGCAAATCTTCAAATATTTCCGAGGGGGTCTTTCGGTCCCACTTAGCTGAGCCAGCAGCGCCGATGATGCTAATTTCCACCTTCATCGAATCACATCCGGAATAATCGGCTCCGCGTAGCAGCGACAATTCGGGCCTTGGCCTGGGTGGTATCGCATCCCATCGGTCCCGGCGACCGGCGGATTTTTCCACGCGAAAGTTTTCCCATCGAGCTTCCGATGCTCGGCGCGCACATCCGAATCGTGAACCGTGTGCCAGACGTAATGCGTTGAGCCGATATATCGCGCGCGCGATTCCTGCAGGAGAGCCGCGGTCCGCGAAGTCTCGGTGCGTGCAATCAGTTTCGCGCGGCCGATTGTTACCTGGCCCGACTTCATGATTTCTTTTTCGATTTCCGAAGCGCGCGTGGAATTCATCAAGCCTTCGGTCGTGAGTTTGTGGATCCTCTGCGCGGCTTCGGTGGGCAGCGAAGTAATCAGGTGAACCTGTTCGGACAGCGCCGTGCGGAACAATTCGCCCGTCGGTGCGGTGCGTAACTCTTTGCGCAACGACCGCGCCATTTCCTTCGACAGTTCGGTCCAGGTCCCGAGGTCGCGCTTCTTGACTTGCTCGTGCATACGCTCGGTGACTGCGCGCGCCCAGGGCCGGATCAGCTCGGCATATCGGTTGAGCATCGTGGTTAGCTCCGACACGTTCTTGACTTTCCCGCCGGGAGCCATGCCGTCGACGAGCGTTCCAACTTTTTTGGCGACGGCGACGAGCTGGCGCTGGAATGATTTTTCAGCGGCGCGCGCGCGGGTGAATTGCTGCTCGGCGATTCGCCGGCGTTGAAGCGGGGTGAGTTTCTTCGGCTTAGGCGTTGGCTTTTTTGGCGGCATTGTTTTTCCGGAACATTTTTTCGTCGGGGCAATCGGCGAAATGCGGTTGATACTTCGGGCCGCATGGCGCGACCGGCGCCGTCGCAAATAATTTCCCGGCGGTGGTTTCTGGAATCGTGATTACGCGCGACATCGGAATCTTCGCGCCGCCTGGCGTCTTGAACCAGAACACGCGCGATCGACAATGCGGTCCAGTGCATGCCGCATCGTTGGTAAAAATAAATCCCTCGGCCTTGAGCTGCTCGTGAGTGGCGGGGTATTTCATTTGTTCCTCTCGAACGTGACTTTACCGATAGCCTGGTCGCGCGCAACGGCGTCCAGGTCCGCGGACGAAGGCAGCCCGCCGCGACCGTGATGCGCGGGGCACTCGGCGACGCGGTCTGCCGAACAGTGCACGTTACGACAACGCCACAGGTGCTCGCCCGTTTTGCACCAGTGCTCTTTTCCGTCGTTTGTCTCGACCATGCTTCCTCCCGTGGCCTTCGCCACTATGGTTCTTCCAGAACCACGCCTCCATGTCGAGCGCGAATGACGCGGTTGCGACGTCACGGTCATGTGGGCTCCGCAGATACAATTGCAGACGATCGGTGAAAATACCTGCTTCATTTGTGGCCTCGCTTTGCTTTTGGTTGCGGCTTCGCGAGAAACCACTTGTTGGTGTTCGGCTCGAATTTATAACCGCGCGCCTTCATGAACGCCAGCCCTCCGGTCTTTGAACCTTCCGTCGTGATGACGCGGCCATATGCCCGCAGCAGTCCAGCATTGAGCGCGCTGCGCACTCCTTGCCTTCGCGCCCATGGCAGCGTATAGCTTCCCCACACGTCGAAACAATTCTTGCCGTTGGTAACTCCCCAAACGAATCCGAGTGGGCTGGGGAACGCGCGATTGAACAGAGCGTAAAAAGCTACGCCGAAGCCGAGAGCTTGCATGTCTATCCAATCTTTCGAGTGGTCGATTTTTATTTTCATGCGCGTTCCTTGATGCGCCTGGCTACCGCAGCTTTCTGTTTCTCGATCGTCTTGCGCTTCGATTCGTCCGAAGGCTCGACGGTGATTTTTGGCCCGAGCGATTTTGCGTCGGCGACTTTCTGGAATTGGATTTTGAAGGTCACCGGTCGAATCCTCGCGATTTCAAATCGCTCAATAGGCTCAGAAGTACTTCGTGCATGATGGCGTAATCGTGTGGCGTAAGTTTTCGATCGCCAAGCGCAATTTGGGCCGTGTTCGTACTCGCCAGCCATTCCTCGACAACCGCGACTGCTTCCTTCGCTGACGGCGCCGGGATCACAACAGTATCCGCTTCCTGCCTTTCTATTTCGTCGAGGATCCGGCGAGCGCGAAATACGGCGTTGTATTCGTCGAGGCCTATCGCGCCATGAATCCCCGCAGCCATGTGCGCCAGAAGCTTTTTACGTTCCGAAAACTGACTCACTGAGTCCTCACGATTTTCGCGTCGTAACCGCGACGCTTGAAAAATTCCACCCAGTCATCGGCGCGCGACCCGACCATGGTTTCGGCTTCGGTCTGCGTCCAGAGGCGTTTCAGTTTTGAGGGGTATACGACTTTGATCTGCTCCCCACCACAGAACACGATTTCGGTTTTGGTTCGAAGGCGAACGGAAGGCGAATGGTTCCCCCCACCGTTTTTGTGGGGGGTAGGGGGGGCATTTGACTTTCCCTCCCCACCCATACCAAACCCAACCAAACCTAGGTAGGACTGTCCTAGGACAACAGTCGGATCGGCGGTTCGATGCATGTATTCCCTAAGTCCTTTCGCTGGAGGCTCTGGGCCGCGTTCCATCCGCTCGCGCTGAGTTGGCGGCGGAAGCCTTCCGGTCTTGTCAATTCCGACCCAAAAGCCCCATTCCTTCGCCGCACGTTCGCTCCACCTGAACAGCAAACCGACCCGCTCGAACTCTCCTAGGATTGTCCTAGCCATGTCACAGGATATGTCGGGGCGGTTGTATGAATAGACCTTCGTCCAGACTAAAAAGGGGTCACATTCGAAGACTCCGTTGGCCAGGGCGAGTGGGATGAGATTGGCGTATTCGGGGCGAAAAGTGAGCGGCATCACCGCTCGAATTCTATTTGAAGTCCAGACTGCGTCACCGTCAACGATGCGCTTTGGCATCAGTTCATTGTCCTTGTTTCGCCGGATGAAAAGCCCTCGCGTGCAGTTGTGGGCCATCCGGCGAAGGAAGGTTTACCACTGGACCACACGCGAGAGCAAAACCGCTCGGGGAATATAGTACTAGGTAGCCCCTAGGTCAAGTGTTCTGATACACTTTCCACAATGTTTTCCACCGGCCAGGCTTGAACGCCTAGATGTCACCCACACTCAGGCCTCGCCGGCCCTTTCCGCTTCGATTATTTTTTCTCGGATTTGTTCGCGGGATTCTTCGACTTCGATTTCATTTCCATCGAGAAGGTGAATCACGCCGCCGTCGACGTCGGAATGGTATCGCGCGATGTTCTCGGCGACCACGTCGTTCTCGACAATCTTTTTATTCTCGACGAATTGTCGGACTGTGATGAGTGTCATGGTGTTATCGCTCCGTTTGTCACATGGCCATGCCAAGCGCAGCCAGAATCGAGAAGAATCGAAGGCGTGAGCGTCAGATCCTCGTACGATGTCCCTGATGCACCCCAGCGCGTTGGCTTTCCATCTTTTCCATGTGAACCTTGGGCCGGCAGAACGCCGCGACCGGAGAATGAAACCTCGACCATGTGTGTTCCTACTGGGCCTTTATTTTTCTCGAAGCACAGCGGACACAAAAACCAAATTCCCTGGGCACTGGAAAAGCTTTCACCGTGACGCGTTATCCTATCGCCTTCGTACTTGACGAAGCTCGGCTCCAAGCCAATTAGCCTCACCGGGGATTGGCCAGCACGAATTTTTGAAGTTCTTCGTAAAGCGGATCGTCACACAGCGCGAGGTTGAGCGGCTTGTCAAAATCTTTCTGTTCGATCGTCACCAGGTCTATTCGAACTCGCACCGCTTGCAGCTTGCCTGGGTTTATTTTGCTGTTGAAGTCGATGAAATACTCTCCCACTTTCATAGTGCCCCCATTATTTTTTTGAGGAAGAAGTCGCAGCCGCCCTCGGCCGCGATCGGACCGCGCACAATCTGGCAAAGTTCCGGTGACTGAAACCGCGCGCAAATCCCGCAATGATTTTCGCCCTTGCGCTCCGCATGGTATCCCGCCTGCTTCTGCGTTAACTTCGCGGACTCATCGCAATCGTTCGTCGTGCGTCGATCGCCAGCGCGCTTCGGACTAGGCGATTCTTCGCCTTCCTCGACTTTCGATTTCGTGGATCCTTCGCCCGCGCCGCTACCCGCGCCGACATCCGGACCTTCGGGAACTGGCGGCCGCGGAGTGTCATCGGCGGCTTCGATTTCGTCGTCTGTGATGTTCGTCCAGACACCAGTCTTGACGGACGATTCTTTCAGCTCCTTCAACCCCACCTGGTCGCTGATCAATCCGGAGCTCACGGCCGACATTACCGTTTCGGTTACGCTCTTGGCCAGGTCGCCCTTTTCGGTTTCAGTCATTTGCCACAGCGGATTGAACGTCAGTCCGAAACCTTTCGGCACCTTGATACCGTTGGATTGCGCGATACAACGATATGCGATCGTAAGCGGCCCGAGCAGGTGACGGTTCTGCTGCTGATTGATGCCGTCGTAATAAGTGCGCAAATCACTCTCGCCCGTCGAATTCAGGCCGCCTGGGGACTGGCCGAACAGGCGCGTCATCGGAACCTGAAGCGCACCCGAGATTTGCATGGCGAATTGCAACAGCGCCTCGTTCAATCCCGAGAACGGCGGTGCCGCCATCGTCTCCATTTCGTCGCCCATGTCCAGGAGCGTGATGCCCTCGTTCGACTGCGTCTGCCGCATGAACTGCACGGTCTTCACCAGACCTTCGAACATTTTTCCGCCGCCGGCGACGGTAGTTCGGAAGTCCTTGAGCTTGTAAGTGCGCAGGTAAGATTTGTAGACCAGCTGAGCGGCGCCGGTGGTGGCCGAGTCGAACGCGATCATGCGATCGTACATTCGCTCGAGGACCGACAGGCCCCACAGATTTTCCTGCAGCCGCTGTTGCCAGGGCAGCCGAATTCCTTCGAGGCGCATGATGCGCGAGTAGTGAATCTTCTGGCCGTACAGCATCGGCGCGTCTTGCGTGACCGTGTAGAACTTCGGCAGGCCCATGTGCGGGCCCCATTCGGTGACCAGGTCGCTGAGCGAACATTCCACCTGCCAGCGATCGAGCGAATAGATTCCCTTGAACTGGTTCTGGCCGACCGTCTCGATTCGGAATGGCGTCGAAAGTTTTTGCCCATCGATCAGCAGCACGCCAATGCAGCCGCCGTACAGCCGCGACCACTTGATCACGTCGTTCACGCCGTTCCACACGCCGAGCATCCCGGCCTGTTCCTCGATCGCCGCGGAGTCATCCGGATCGATATCGCCCTTCATGGTGACGCCGGCGCGCGTCATGTCATCGGCGACCAGGTCGATCGCTACGCCGCCAATCCAGGTTCCCCGGTGGATCCACTCGAGCAGCGTGCGAATGCGCGTGATGGGATTGAAACCGTAAGTCGTGGCCGAGCTGAGATTGGAAGTGCCGATGCCCAGGCCTGCGGCAAAGTTTTGGAGCGAGTCGGACGTCTTGGCCAGTGACGCGACGGCGGGCGTATCGAACTTCCCGAGAACGCGCGCACGCGCCAGGGCATCATTTGCCTTGGCTTGCTTGGCGAAATCGCGGACGCTGCGCTTCTCTGGCGGTTTATTCTTCATCGCGTTTTCTCCGGTAGCCGGATCCTCCGTGCAGAGCGCACACGGATTTCGATTGATCTTCGAGGAGCATATGACAAACCTTACATCGTTTTGCGGGCTTCGGGGGTTTCGTTCCTGCGCGGATGTAGTGAAGTGTTAAGCCGCGTTCTCGATCGACTTTACGCAGAGGTACAGCGATGAAGGTCGGCGGCTGGGCCACGCCGAAAATCTAACATGGTTTACTTCTTGGGGTTTCGACAATCCTCGGAAATGAAGATCCTGCCGTTGACGGGCGGATAAATTGTTAGGACGTATCCCGCTTTCAGCAATCTGTCGAGAGTTTCCGGGGGCACCGACTTCGACGGCTTTCCTGAGACTGTGCCGTCCGAATATGTGTCGTAGAGGTAACCGCCGGTCGAGCCTGTGCATGTGCTGGACGCAACCGGGTCGCCCGATACGATTTGGATATCGGCGATCTTGGGAAAGTTGTCATCCTTCGGAGATTGTGCAGCGGCCTTGTTCACGTTGGCACAAGCGGACGCGACGAACGATTCGGCATCAGCCAAGTTCGTGAGCGTCGAAGATTTGTTGCAGCCGTTCGCCACATAGCCGATGCCGGGGATATTCTTGACCGTGCCGAGAATCGGTCCCACCGACAAAACGTACTGCCATTCGTTCGCTGTCGTTTGGATCCAAACCGGAGTGCCCGGGACTTTGCCAGCGCAGCCGAACAAAATGACCACCAACATTACCCAGGTGAATCTCAGAAAGTTTCGCATGGTGTTTCCTCCAGGTAAAACCAGCGGAGCCGCACTTTACTCAGTCGCAGAATGAGTAGCGCTCCCCGGTAGCGGCTCTGCGACATCACCGATACCTTAACAAGAGAACGCCTGCGGCCCCGCTGTCCTGCCTCGTCGTCGGGGTTAACTCGATGCACGCGCTCTTGCGCGACGTGCCAGAACTTTTGCCTGACGGCGCCCGATTGGTTTTCTCGGCGTCCGCACCCAATGGCTGTGGTGCGGGTCGAACACGTAGCCGCTCGCCAGGGCCGCGCCGCCGCGCGCGTGTTTGTGACCAGGCGTCGAATCGCTGCAATGCATCCTACGCTTATTCGTGCCGAAGCAGGTCGGGTTGCGCTTCCTTGCCAGATCCGCTGAGTCCATCGTTCACCGTTGGTACGACGTGTCCGCGACCACTCAGAATCGTGTCGCAAGTCGCCGCGAAATTTACCACGCAATTCTGGGAGACGCCATCAATTTCGGAGATGGCCAGCCGTGGCGCGCCTGGAACGCCTTTCGCGAAATTCGCCTGAAATGAGGCCAAAAGCACGAATATCGACGTCAATAACAGGGAATTGTCACCGTTTTGTCAGAGATCCGTGAAACCGGAAAAGCAGGGAAGTTCGCGCATCCGGTCCACGTTGACCGTCCCGTCCGCTCGATAAAATATGGCGATGATTGGCTGGTCCGTCTCCTGGGTTTTCTTCGCGTAGGCCAGAAGCTTGTCGTACAGATTTGCCTCGTCGGTGTTTTTGAATTTTAGGCTCATGGGATTTTTATCGTTTCGATGTTTGAAAGTGGGCTGGTGCCGTTGGCGTTCGTTGCGGTTTCCGCATAGTCGTATGACAGACCGCTCGCCACCGACGTATCGACAAATGACGTACCTGTGGTCACGCCCACGCGGATCCAGCCGTCCGCGCCATGGGGCGACCGCATTACGTTATACGACGTGGCACCTGGAACCTTGCTCCAGCTCGCCACCACGGAATGAGAAGAACCGCCGCCGCATCCCTTGAACATCAGGAATAGAGCGGCGGCGGCAACTAGGAGCTTCATTGTAGAACGAGTGGGTTCTGAGTGGGCGCGCCTGGGGGCCCGGGATTTGGCGTGACGCCGGACGTCTCATTCGACTTCGGACCTTCGCCAGAACAATTCGTTGCGCTGATCGTATAGAAAGCCGCGGCTCCCGGCGTGACGTTGGTGTCGATGAACTGCAGATTCGCCGGCGGCGGATTTAGAACCGTGAGCAGAACTTCGTTGCCCGATGCCGTGCCTTTGTAAATCGTGTTCGCCGTGACGGCCGTCGAACCGCTTCCACTCGGGCAAGTCACTTTCGGATCCACGACGCCCTGGCCCCACGACAAAGTCGTTTGATGTTGCGTGGCCGAAGCTTTCAACTGCGGCGCTGCCGCATGCACGCGGCCCATTCCGGCGACGGCGAGAACTGCGGTCAGAGCTGAGAACAGGAAAAGCGATGCGCTGAGTTTCATGGTGTGCCCTCCGGCGCGAGTCTATCAAACTTGGAGCCCCAGGTGAGAATCGAACTCACGTTTGCTGATTACGAATCAACCGCTCTACCACTGAGCTACCGGGGCACTACGCCGCGATTTCAATTCGCCAGCCGATACGCGGCCTACGACGGCGAAAATTCACTTGAGCTTGGTAGAGGGTTGGCGCTTTGTTCGGGTCGAACTCCCGGTCCTGCAGGAAACGTTGTGGCGTCCCCATCGCGACCATTTCCGGACCGCTTAAGGCTGTCACAAGTTGCGGCCCACTTTCCGTCGGGAGAGTACGACATCCCGTCAGCAAAGAGGCCGCTATCAGGAGCGCCGACAGTGACCACCGAGAATCCATCCGGACATTCTGCGTCCCAAACGTAACTCGAAACCCATATTGGCTCAGGTGCTTTATCACGCGCATCACCTCGCTTTTTTGGCAGGTTGCCGCGAACTTAGAAACCTAGAACGTGACGGCCGTTGCCGAGCAATATCCAAACGAGCAAGACGATAAGGATGACCGTGACGGTGGAAATGCCGCCACCGGTTCCCCAGCGATCGTAGCCGACGTACCCACCACCACCGAGCAAAAGCAAAAGCACGACCAGCAAGAGCAACATGGTTCCTCCTAAAAAAAACGGGGAGAGCCAGGCCAGCTGGGCTCTCCCCGCTACTGCTATCGAGTGGGGCAAAGCGCCCCTTGCGGTTTAGGTCTAGCTGCCAGCGGGTGGCGTGACCGGGGGAGTCGCCGGGATGCCGATGACTTCCGACGCTTCCACACCGACTGCCGTTTCGAACAGCTGTTGGCCCGTGTCGTTGTTTCCGCCGGTGATCGCGTAGCTGACCGGGAACGGGTCGTTCACATCGGCGCTACCTGCGGCCGCTGGCGTGAAGACGCCCGAAGCCAGCGATTGGATATTGGTCCAGAGTTTCCCGCTCGAGTCTACGAACGAGAAAACGCCTGGCGTCGTATCCTGCACGAACGAACCCGGCGTGCCGTTGGCACCCGCGCCCGCGGTCATCGAGATCGACGCGCCAGCCGGAAGAACTGCGCCCGGAACGCCGGCCTTGTCGAATCCGAAAACTGCAATGGCCTGGGGGTCGGAATCGGAAATCTGAATCGGACCGGCCGCCTTCGCAGCGCCCGGCTTTACAAACGCGAGAAGCTTTCCTTTTTGAAGCGCCATGTTCATCTCCTTGTTGTTGACTGCTGCGATTTGAAAACTGACTGCGATGTTGCTGGGCGGCGGGGGAATCGGCTGATTAAAATCCTGCGCGATTTGTTGCAGCGCAGAAGCTCCGAGCGCAAACGAACTCACCAGGCTTTGGGCCGACCGCGCAAGGCTTTCGCCGATGACTGCGAAACGCTCGAAAAGTTTGTGGGTCGGTTCGTCCAGGCTGATGATGATTCGCACGGGCTGAATGATAACCCCGAAGCATGTTACGCGGAAATGAAATTTTCAGGTTTCGAGAATTGCGTCAGGGTTTCTCTGTAGGTGAAGAACGGTCCTTCGGCACTCGACAAACGACGGAACCCAAATCCTTGACTCTGCAGGTCCAAAGCTCTGAGTCAGCCTTTTGCTTTCCAATCCGAACGCCGTCCTCGAATCCGTTCGCTTCTCCAATTCTGTAGCAATTCATTAGGTCGTTTGCGTCCACATAGCCGTGGTGCCATGCCATTCCGCGACCTTCGCCGGGCAAGGCTTCGCACCACCCGTGCGGAAGCTCCGTTTGCTCCTGCGCGTGAACGCAATCTCCGAAGCCTACATTGGGATCGTCGTAGACAGTGCATGGCGGGAGATGCGCAAGTTTTATTTCGGGGTGCGCGTGATACCAACGATCAGCCGAATGCTTCCCCCACGAATGGCCGATGAACCAGAATCCTGCCGCCGTGCACAGTACCAAAATCGCTCGATCTAATCGCATTACTGAATTATCCTCGGCCGCGCAGCGCGCTCCTGCTCGAGCCAGATGCCCATGACGATGCCGTATTGAATCCCTTGCGCGATCGCCTGCACCGGACTCGACCCGGCCTTTTCACAATGATCGCAGATTTCGATGACGAACTGTTTCATCGCCGGGTCATCACGCATTGACTTGCGAATTATGGCGGTCAGCTCGCCGCGTTCCTGCGCGCGTGCGCCGCCCAACATCTGCTTTACGATTTCGTGAATGTCCCACTCAGCTTTCATCTGAATATCCCCTCGGTCGAATGTCAGTGACCATGACGCAGTCAATTCGACAAACACAATACGGCGGAAGTGGTCCAACGTGGCGAGTTATTCGCGGGAAAACATAAATCTTCATGCCGTTACCGGAATCGTCGCGGGCCACAGCGCCCCAAGTCGAACCCGGGTAAGCACGGAATCCAGTTCGCGCGAAATCCAGAGTCCTGATTTGAAGACCGTCCATCACGATAAAAATTCCATTTCCATGACGAGCAGCTCATCCATGGGAACCTCGGCCACGCAACGCGGATTCGAACACAGCGTCTCGGCAACGTCAACCCAAGAGCACGGGAAAGACTCGGCGTCATCGCCATTGTGGATGACATAACACGGCGTGGTTTCGGTGCACCCGCAGATGCGACACACTCCGCTAATGGGCATGTATCTCCTTGCAATTCTCGCCCTCTGGACATTCCCAAGTGTTCGCGCAGTACACTCGGTCGCCGCACTGTAGCAGCATGCGCGGAATCATGAATTCGTTCCACCAGCGATCGCTATCTTCCTGGCCTTTTTTCTTGCCTAGTCCGAAGCCGAGCATCATCGCCAGAATAATCATCCCGGCGATCGGTATGCACGCGTCTGCGATCGCTCCCACCCAAATCTCCCACACGGTGAGCTTCTTGCCGCACTCCACGCAGCACCGCGGATCTTCGTGCGGACACTCATTCGTCTCGTTCGACATCGACAATCCTCCCGTCCTTGAAAGCGACTATGACCGACTGGTCCTTATCGAAACCGCAATCGAACCCGAAATAAATCTGGCCGGCTGGCAGAACCGCCGAAGCTTCGGCCTCCGCGACGTGGACGTCTGTGCGAGTGAGCGGTTTGCCTGGGTCGCGCGGCCGCTCCATGATTTTCTCGCCCGGCTTGAGCGGCGGCAAATTCTTGAGCATGTACCAGGGCAGAGGCGCAGACTTTTCCGGGACGGCGCCGCCGCCTGGCGCTTCCATCTCGCTAACGATTTGCTTTTGCGATTTGCCGGTTTCGATTGTCTGGCGCGGGCCTACGAATTCATCTTCCACGGCGGTTCCTCTTGGTGTGGCGAAAAGACCTTCGGGCTGTTAACAAATTTTTCAGGTTCTTGTTGCTGCTTTCAATATCACCCGACTTCTGGTCGATTATCCGCGTGATTTTTCGGCGCTCATCTTCGGCATAGGCCTTGTGCTCGTAGCAGTAACCTTTTTTGCGGACCATCCAGACCGTCGGCTTTTTGTTGCAGATTACGCAGCCCGATTTCTCGGCAATCATATTGTCGGCGAAAGTGTCCTTGAGCGTCATCCGTGTGACCTCATCGCTCCCACGATGAACAGAACGGCCAGCAGCGCCAGGCCGATCGCAATCGTTATGACAAAGTGGCGGTCACCCGTGTCGAGCAACCGCCACGCTTTGTGAAGTGGACTCATCCCTTTTTTTCTTGCGGCGGGAAAAACACCGGCGGCATGTGACAGTGAGCGAACGCGAACCGAATCAGCGTCACCATGCCTTCCGGTGGAATCACCAATTCGAAACCCTCGCGCCCCGGCAACATCGGATTGACGTGCAGCCGAATTGATTCTGGCACGCCGTTGTGTGTGACCACTTCCGCTTGAACGCCATTGCCGAGATATACCTGTGGTTTTTCCAAGGCTCATTCCTCCTGTACTTGCGCTTTAAGATACTCCACCTGCTTTGCAAAATCGTCGACCGCCGCGAGAAAGCCGTGAACTTCGTTGCGTTCATATCGGGCGAGCAGCTCGGGGCTGGCCAGGAAAGTATCGCGCATATCCTTCAAGACCTCGGCGGCTGTCGCACTCAATCCACCAGGCCAACTCGGTCCACCAGGTCCTTTGATTGGGACACGCGTGAAGTACAGATTGCTGTCCCTCACGAAACGCTCGAATTGCTCGAACGCCGAACTTACCTCAGCTTTCATTTTCTGGTCCGCTCGTTCCTTTAGCCGAGCTTCCAATTCACTGACAGCACTCATCATCCCTCCGGATTTATTTCGTTCAACACCTGCCGCAACGCCATGCACAACCGCGACTTCACGACCTCCGGTGTCTTCTTCTCCACATTCGCTGGCCGACAATTCCCGCACCAACACAGATACGCGCCTTCGTGGTACGTGACGACGGCATTTTCTTCGAGCGCGGTGATCAGCTTGCCGCCCGCGCGATGACGCCGGCAGAGCGTGACCGGCGCAGGGTTATCTGACGGGTCGTGACAATCTGTGCATTCTTCTTCGTCGCTGTCGATGTACGGGTTTCGTGCCACGTTATCTCCAGATGTGTGAGTAGATACTTTCGCGCCATTGCGCTGGGCGCTCGGCAAGCCGAAAATCGTAAAGGCCGATGCCCGGGAAATGCCAGTCGCCCATGTGCCAAGTGCTGAGGAACATCGCTGGCGTCGGCTTCCAGTACGGCCAGCCATCGTACATGCAGATGTCGATAACCTTGCGCCAGTAATCGCCATCCAAGACCTGCAGAACCTTATTGTCCTCGTCGGGTTGATACAGGGACGCTAGAACCTTTGCTCTCGTCTTACGTCGAAGGAAGATATGCTCTACCTGAAACCACATTTCGATGTCGCGCGCCATGCGTTCGCATTTATTTGCCTCATCCGTGCAGAGACCCGAATAGTGGCGCATGAAATCGTAGGACCAATCAATCGGTCCCATGTTCTCGCCTTCGTTGTGCGTGACTTGGTAGCTTCTCATTTGCCGCCGACTCCCACGGCCAGGAACACCCCGATGATGATGATCGCCGCCACGCCAACCGCGAACGCCATTCCTTGTAGAGCGACTTTCCAGCCCATGCTATCTGACGCTAGGGCCACAATGACTAGAAACGCACCGAGCACCATGCAAGCGCCGACGCACCTTTTCACGACGTCCAAATCCATGCGGTCGATTGCGCGGTAAAAGAATTCCCTCATCACATCCTCCCATATGCCCACAATGACCATCACCAGCACGATCACGGCCAGCGCCACAATTTGTAATAAATCGGAAAGCATGAGCGCAAGTGTAGCTAGGGCCTAGCTTATGTCAAGAAGTTTAGGTATGCTCTCCGCGTCGGGACGGTTCCCGGGAAACCGGAGATTGCGCGCTGGCTGTGGTAGCAGCCGTTCAGTCCCGACAAAGTTTGACGGATATTTACACCGGAGAAACCAATGGTCCGAAGGGGATTTATTTTTGCTGCTCTGTCCGCATTGGGCCTGGTCGCTTGTGGCCATCGGGCGGAAGTGCAGGGTATTCAAACTCAAGATGGCGACGGCTCGGAAGCGACACCGTACACCGACCGGATAGCTCACGGGCCGCTCGACCGCGTCAGCACTCCGCTGCTCTACGCCAGATCGCGGGTTGCTCTCCAATTGCAATTGGACTTTCCGAGTTTCAGCACATGCGGACGCTGTCGATGGCCCTGGGCAGTCGTGCGTCTTCACTCCACGCATTTCGACTCTAACCGTGGAATGTTTCCGCTTTGCGAGGATTGCTGGACTGAGTTGCAAACTCCTGAAGACCGCATGCCCTATTACGATGCGTTGATCGCGGAGTGGGACGAGCCGAGCATAAGAGATGCGGTGCACCAGGCGGTCGAAGACGAAGCGAAGAAGTAGCCCGTCAAGTTGAATTCATCCACACGGAGAAACCATGAACCAAGAATTGTGCCAGTGCGGCCAGCCGCGGAACTCGATTCGCCATTCCTTCACATCAGCGTCCAGCGTGGACGCTCACGAATTCAAGCCTGCGGATAACCCGGCGCTCCGAGAAACCAGACCAGAGGCGCAGCCGCCCAGCCAGGCGCATCAACAAGATGAGCTAAAAAATCTCGCGGCGTGGCTTGTAAATAAATCAGAAGATTTGATGAAGCAGGCCATGGCTCGGCGGGGAAATAGCGAATGCATGTCAAAGGCGACACTTCAAGAGCTAAAGGAAGCCAAGAAACTTGCTGAGCGCATGTCGGGTAGAAAAATGCGCCCCGTCAACATGGAAGAGAACAGGCGAGATGTAGAGATTCAGAACAAAATAGCAGAGAAACTAGAAACCGAGTCGTTTTGCCTGTCCCTGTGGGCTGAAACTATTGGCAAGTTGGCTGCGGCCCAGCGCGAGGCCAGCGTAGCTCCCCCGCAGGATTTGTTGCCACTGTTGCAGAGGGCGGCTTCGATGTTGGCGATGTTGGCTGTTCGTGACCCGCAAGGGCGAAAGACAATTGACGATTTTGCGGATGAGCTACACGAAACCTGTTTGAAAATTAAAGCGATGCGTGCGCAGGCCAGCGTAGCAGAGCAGCCCACCCCGCAGACGGGCGAGTATTTGTGTGGTGCGTGCCATAGTCCGATTGGTGAAGGTCAGATGCAGGCGTCTGCGAGAGTAGCCGAACAGATACGCAACGAGGCATTGGAAGAAGCGGCCCGCGAAGTGAGTTTTGAGGGCGATGGTTATTTCATGGAGAGTCCCGGCGCAAAGGAATTGGCGGTAGGGAGAGCTTTGCTAGAAGCAGCCAAAACGATTCGGGCGCTGAAATCCGGGGCTGGGCGCAAAGGGGAAACGATATGAACCGAGAGCAGGTAGCCGCTTCAATTGCCGCAGAGTGCGAGCGAGCGCAGAAGAAGTTCGACAGTTTCAACAGCGCCCACGAAGGTTTCGCCGTGATCGAAGAAGAGTTTATCGAGCTGCGGGATGAGGTGTTTGCTGGCAAGAGGCGCGATGTTCCGCAGATGAGAAAAGAGGCTATCCAGCTTGCGGCAATGGCAATGCGCTTCGTGTT